TGTTGATATGTTGCGTGTTGGTTTGATATGTTGATATGTTGCGTGTTGGTTTGATATGTTGATATGTTGCGTGTTGGTTTGATATGTTGATATGTTGCGTGTTGGTTTGATATGTTGATATATTGCGTTGAAAATCGATGTAAAAGATAATTATTATTACTAACTATCTTTTATCAGAATGAATACTAAATTTATTAATCAAATGTTTGACCGGGAGAGGCATTATCAAGATATTCGCCAAATTCTCGTCGATTTCGATAAAAATAAACATAACATCGCTATCAAAAAAGGAATTTATATTTATGGCTCTTCCGGTATTGGCAAAACAGAATTCGTAAAACAAATATTAAAAGACCTCGATTTCGATATTATCCAATATGACGCAGGTGATGTTCGCAATAAAGCATTAATTGAAAATATCGCAAGTAATAATATTTCTACCTGTAATGTCTTGGATATGATGCGTAATAAAATCCGTAAAATCGCAATTGTCATGGATGAAATCGACGGTATGAATAATGGCGACAAAGGCGGTATTTCTGCTCTCATAAAACTTATTCGACAAAAGAAAACAAAGAAACAGAAAACGGAAAATATAACATTGAATCCCATTATTTGTATTGGAAATTATAACATCGATAAAAAAATCAAAGAACTGATGAAAGTTTGCCACGTTTTTGAATTTAAAACACCGACAGTAGAACAAGTCCATCGATGTATTTCAACTCTCTATCCTGATTTAGAAACCGACCAGAAGATGACTGCTGTCGAATATGTGAATGGCGATTTAAGGAAAATGAGATTCATCGATAAATTGTATCATCACGATAAAACAATGATAAAACGCACTATTTTAACTGGCATTCTAAATACGAAATCTTTTAATGAGGACACGAATAAAATAACGAAATCATTGCTCTCTCGACAATATAATTTAAATGAACATAGTCTTCTTATGAATGAAACTGATAGAACTACTGTGGCGCTTTTATGGCACGAAAACATTGTTGATGTACTACCCAATCGCGTATTAGGAACTATTGATTTCTATCTGTCCTTCTTGGAAAATACTTGTTTTTCGGATTATATTGACCGTATCACATTCCAAAATCAAATATGGCAGTTTAATGAAATGAGCAGTTTAATAAAAACATTCTATAATAACCGACTTTTTCATAGTCGGTTTCAAGTGGATGCCGAAAAAATCGATAAATATGAAGTGCGATTTACAAAAGTATTAACCAAATATTCCACTGAATATAATAACATTGGATTCATTTATGAATTATGTCAGAAATTGGATATGGATAAAAAAGACTTGATTGCGTTCTTTCAAGAAATGCGACTATTTTATGAGAATTATTATAGTGATTGTATAAACAATGTACAAACTGTGAATTCAATTGAAAAAATGTTCGATACCTATGAAATCAATAAATTAGATATTCGACGTATGTATCGATATTTGGATCATAATGTAAAAAAAGACACAGGTATTATGGATGATTATGATGATGCCGATTATGATGAATAATGATGGATTGAGAGGAAAGTTTGTGTCTTATTTATTATGGGTTTATTTGTTTTTTTGGTTTTTTTGGCATTTATTTATTCATTACAATAAATACAACATTCGTCGTAAATTTGTTTATGAAAACAATGTTCTTGACAAAAGATATTATACTGATGAATATCTTTTGCTGTTGATGATAATTGTTTATTCTTAATTGTCCAAGTTTGTTTTTGATTTGTCCAAGGTGTTTTTGGATTTGTAGTAATCATAGGATATATAGTTTGTCCAGAATTGTTTTGATTCATTTTATGGAATAAATCGTGATAATTCATACCACCGAAAATAGCGTTTCCTTGATATTTTGATTCTTTCCATACATTACCTTGATTGTCCTTTAAATAATAAGTTGTGTGAGTTTGGTGATAATCGGGATGAAATGGAACCACAAATAGGGGCGAAGAGACACCAGTATCGAGACTTAAAGATTGAATTATACGAAAAGCAAACATTCTGCAGGTTAGATATCGAAAAAAGAAATCCCAAAAAGATGTGTCAATTTTAGGAGGAACCAGAGGTTCCTCCTTACCACCTCCTTAAGAATTACCTTCCTCCCTTCGGTCCAAGCGCCCATAGGGCGCGAGCCAATATTAGCACCGCGCAAGCTGGTGCTAATATCTTGGAAGGTAAGGAGTAACTAGGCCGTTGTCAAGGTTTTCACAATTATATTCAAAAGCCTAGTCAATCCTTACCTTCCAAGATATTAGCACCAGCTTGCGCGGTGCTAATATTGGCTCGCGCCCTATGGGCGCTTGGACCGAAGGGAGGAAGGTAATACCGGCACACGAAGTGTGCCTGAGGAAGGTGCACGAGGAAACCTACGGTTTCCTCGAAAATTGAATTCCGTTTGTTTTGATAGTTTAATAAAATAACACAATCAAATAAAGTATTCATCTTTGTTTAACTAATTTCTATCCGAACAATGAACCGCACTGAACTTTTACGCTTACATGGTGGACAGGCAAGATATATCCAAGTGGATGAACCCGACCAAGAATACGTCATAAAATCCCTAATGAACTATGTGGAAGACCGTTACAATATTGAACAAAACCTTCCAGATGAACGACGCATTACTGACACACTCGAACAACGAAAAGAAAAAATAATGGATGGTCTTCGTATCCTAAAATCTCATTACTATCCTATGACTATTACTGATAATAATGGAATTAAATATCATATGACATTACAGATTGAATATCGAACCGACTTATATCCAAATTGTTCAGTTTGTATTGGAATCGTGGATGATGATATGAAAGAAGAATTCACTCAGACTGGAAAGAATTTTATGGAAAATATCATTAATGTATTGAACTAAACCGATATACCTTTTCTAAGGCGTAAAAATATATATTATAATGTGTATTTTTTACGCCTTTGCACATTTAAAACGCCGAATAATTCCGTAGGAATTATTAAGGCGATTTAAATGCGAAGGCAACTGTTACTTTTCACCGATAAAAATTCCCATTAATGGTCAATAAATTGCCATCGGCAATTTATGACTTATTAATCGGCATTTTAAAGGTGCAAAGGTTGAATTCATTCTAATATTTTTTTATTGTAATGAATAATGTCAAAGCACTCCCACCTAAAATTGAATTCGTTTTTGTTCTCTATTATAAGTATTACATAATCAAACACAAGTATTTCAACAACGACAATAACAAATGAATCAGAAACTCATAAATTGCAACAATGACTATCAAAAAATTCAAATCGAAGAATTGGATTCTGAATATGCGTTACAATGTTTATTGGGAGAGATAGAAAGAATGATTCGGATGTGTCGTGAAGAATCTGTCAATAAAACTGATGAACAAGAAGATTATGATAATCAAGAACAACAAGAACATAAAGAAATCAATAAAGAAGAACAAGAAATCTCAATCGAAAATGAATTAAAAACAGAAACTGATGGACTTGAAATAATGAATTGTTATTATTATCCAACAATCTACGTAAATAATGATTCGAAAGTAATATATCATATGATGTTACATTACGATTATACACTTGCGAATCGAGATGGATACATCTCTATGGGAATTATTGATTATATGTTACCATCATATTCCGAAACTGGACAACAATTCAAAACCGAAATTATCGATGCGATCAATAATAAGCAAAATTGAACACTCAATTGTTTTCGAGCATAATGTTGTAATAAAATAAATATGATTCCAGAATCAGATATCAAATATTTACAGCGTTGTATTCTCTCAAAAAATCCAAAAGAAAATCCAAATAATATTTACAGTTTATTTGGAATGTATTCATTTGATAAAGAACATCAATTATTATTAACTATTCAATATCTTTCAATTCATGGACAATATGGCGCAAATAATACAATAACAATCACAAAAAAAGAAATCGAAAAATATGGTATTGGTCTTACCACAATGGGAAAACGGTGTTGCGAACGTATAGAATATTTAAATATTATTGGACAAATGGATAAATTATGGATATAGATTGTACATATTGTTGTATCGACTGTACATATTGTATTTTTTTCGTATATTTATTATCTTAATAAATAAGAAAATAAATAAGATTCATCCTATACCGGTATCAACGTTTAATTGACAGGAAGAACACGGATACCACCAGCAACACCAGTACCAATAGCAAGACCAGCACCATTTCTAGCACTTCCAGCAAGGGCGGGAGACATAAAGTCAAGAAGGGCGAATGTTGCAGCGGCAGTTAAAGCAATGACAACAACTTCCTCAACATTCAACTGTTTCTTGGGGATGACGAAGGCAGCGAGAGCAACGACAATACCCTCGACAATATATTTAATAGCGCGTTTCACTAAATCACCGGACATTTTGATTTTATAAATTTACTAAACATAAAAAAACGGTAAAGACCCCAATTTGTTTTATCAGGAGCGCGGTAAAAACACATATAAAAGAATCTTTTGTGATATTATAATCTTAAACAACAATGTCTAAATTCGAGAGAAAGAAAGTCAACGGTAAAAAGAATCCTAAATATATTGATGTATTGGATGCGGATCCTGAAATGTCAAATCAAAAATTTGTTTGTGTTTCATTTATCTCTCCTGAAAAAATTTTAAAAGAGAAAGAACATTTTTTATTTGAGAAATTTGTGGAACAATGGGATTTTTCTCATTCTATTCAGAAATTTAGTGATTTCCTAAACTTTATTTCTCTTAAGTACAAGTTAAAAATCGATGATGTATTGGCCGATTTAAAAGAATATGTTGAAGAGGAAAAAACTGTTCTAAAGTCCTACAGTGTTACTAATGACTATAAAACATTTTTAGATAACATGGAAGAGAAACTTACTGAGCAATTCAATATCGAACACGAGTTCCAAACCTCTGTCCGTGGTCTTAAAATTCGTGGCAGTTATTCGAGCCAAGCCGAAGCCGAACTAAGAGCCAAAAAACTCAGAGAGAGCGATAAGAATCACGATATTCTTGTTGGTCAGGTTGGTGTCTGGATGCCTTGGGATCCAGATGCTTATAAGACTGGTCGTGTCGAATTCTTAGAGGAAGAATTAAATCAATTGTATACAGAGAAAATGAAGAATGAAGAGAAGGCAAAAGAGAATTTCGACCAACGTGTGAAAGACGCAAAACGCAAGGCAATCGAAGAAAATGTTCGCAAGGCTCAACAATCCGGTAATAAATTGACCCAAAGTATTACTGAAGATGGAACATTAGTTGGTGTAAAAGAAACTGTCGATTTTGAGAGCCGTGAAGTCGCAGAAACACCCAAATCCGCTATTGGACATATGAAAAATGGAGATACTACAGAGTCTGACCCCAATAGTGAAATGAATCGTGTCGATTAGAATTCGCACACCGTAGGTGTGCTATATTCAAATCTGTAGCTAGGTTGATTAGAAATGGGCATTGACGAATGTTATTATGTAATTAAATTATATAATAATGTCAGGACCGAATAATATTAATAATGAGAATATTCATCAATTTGTAAATGAATATTTAGATGGAAATCCAAATCGTTATGAACATATATGGCTATGGGATGTTAGCGATGTAACCGATATGAGTAATTTATTTCGAGATAAACCAAATTTTAATCAACCATTGAGTACGTGGGATGTTAGTAACGTAACAAATATGAGTGGAATGTTTCAAGGTGCTACTAAGTTTAATCAACCGTTAAATAAGTGGATTGTTAGCAATGTGACAAATATGAGCGGAATGTTCCTAGGTGCAACGAATTTTAACCAACCGCTAGATAAATGGGATGTTAAAAATGTAACGAATATGGTTGGGATGTTTTCATTCGCACGACGATTTAATCAACCATTATTTAAGTGGAATGTTGAAAATGTGACAGATATGAGTCATATGTTTTCAGGAGCATCTTCATTTAATCAAAATTTAAATACTATGATTGTGAATGATGATGTGATTATGGATAAAATGTTTGATAAAAGTGGATTACGTTCAAAAATAGACAAATGGCCAATACGTAAAAATGAAACAATTGTTCTTGATAGTTATTATTCTCAATCTAGGGGTCTATGTGGACTTTGTTTTCACCCATTAAATGGTCTTGCTCTTTGGGTATCATATACAAAATATACGAATGGTGATGTAGTGTTCCGTAAAGATTACAATGATGCTATTAGAGCCTGTCCAAATGGTCATTTATTTCATAGAAAATGTATAATTGACTTTGTGGAACATCGATATGACCCACACTGTCCAACGTGTAATGGAGACTTGATTCAATCTGATGGATATAGCATTATAGAAACCTTGGAAAATGCGCCGAATGTTACGATTATATTATCACGATATACACATAAGGGCGGTAAACGAAGAAACACCAGAAAAAATAAAAAATGTAAGAAACGGCGACATAGCAAACGTATATATCATCGAACTTACAAGACAATGACACGTTGATTGTAAAATTGAAACACACACATTGTGCTTAATAAAAATAATAATATTGAATCGCAATTTTATTATTTATGATGAAAATTATTATACGCGTCAAGAAAACCCCAAAATATAAAGGGAAAATGTTGGCAAAAAATATAGAAACACAAATAGATAATAGTAAAACAAATACAATGGATGATAAATACACTGAAGATATTTTAATCGAGAGATACAATGATTATAAGATATCTTATCTAAAAGTTAGCGAGCTAAATAAAAGAGGATTCCCAATTCGACAACAAAATCCACCAGAAGATATAACTGAAAATATCGCGAAATTTATTATTCGTAATTATGATGATGATGTAGATTGTATGTGGGCAAAAGGTATCAAAAATAGAAATAATAAATTGGTATCATGTGGTGATTTATATTCTCCAAAATATGTTGGGAAGTCACAACCCGAGGTGAAATCATTCACATCGGATGGACCAAGTCAATTTGGACCAGATAAAAAATTCGGTGTATTATATTTTCTCGATTTACGACAATGGTTAGATGACCGTATTGTTTTATGGAGAGTAAATTTAACACACGATTCACCTGAGTTTAGAAATATAAAAATGAATAAAACACAAACATTATCCGAACAATGTGACGAAGGTAGACGTCCTCATATCGCTTGGGAAAAAATGTATCCACAAATTCAAGAACACTGTGTAAAGGTATATGACGGTAATTTTCAAAATATTTTTGTAAAATCGGTATCTAATCATGTTCCGACAACAATAGTGGAACAAGACGTTCCGCAATCAGTTTAACAACTGGAACCGATACTGCGTTTCCTGCTAATTTATATAGGTTTGAATCAGACATTCTTTCTGGTAGTCGATAATCATCAGGAAAGCCTTGAAACCTAAAACATTCACGTGGTGTGAATTTTCTTATACCGTTATTATCCAATATTATTGGCACATTATGACCTCCTGTCCCCATATTTGCCGTTAGTGTTGGACATTCATTGCTTTTATTTTCTCTCACATATACACGCCGATATTGATATACTGTATTATGTTTTTTAACAGCATTATTAACTAATTCCCAAGTCGATGACCTTTCAGTATAATAATATTTGGACGGAACATTGGTTTCTAATAAGGATTCAATTGTTTGCTTTTGTATTTTATTGAATTCAAGAGAGAATTTGTCTGATATTTTTTTTGAACGAATACATACGATATATATTCTCTCACGGTGTTGTGGAACTCCTGTAATTGATGATGTGTTTAATACTTTATAGTGAATATTATAACCTCTATTTTCAAGATTTGAACGAATTGTTTCAAATGTTTTTCCCGAATCGTGAGAGACTAGGTTTTTCACGTTTTCTAAAACTACACATTTTGGTTGGTGATAATCAATAATTTCAAGAATTTTCCAAAATACATTCGAACGAACATCATTAAATCCATCACGTTTTCCCGCAATGCTAAATGGCTGACACGGAAATCCACCGGTTAATATATCGTGTTGGGGAATTTGTGTAACATCGATGTCATTTAAGTCTCCGAGCGTGAGAGAATGTGAATTGCCAAAATTATGGTCATATATAGTTTTTGACCATTCTACCATATCGTTTGCGAATACACATTCGACTAGGTCTGTTGATTGGAAAGCGTATGTAAATGCTCCAGTTCCAGCAAATAAGTCTATCATTTTTAAAGGTAAATCACTTTGTGATTTGCCGACAGTCGCAGGGCTTAAAGGTGGGACAATCGTCCCACCGACGGTCGTATTACTTGGTAAATCACTTTGTGATTTGCCGACAGTCGCAGGGCTTAAAGGTGGGACAATCGTCCCACCGACGGTCGTATTACTTGGTAAATCACTTTGTGATTTGCCGACGGTCGCAAAGCTTAAAGGTGTGACAATGTCAAGTGTGTCGACGGTCGTATTACTTGGTAAATCTTGTCGTGTTTCGGTAATACTATTATTATCAACGTTTTGATGATTGCTCGCTTCGCTCGCAACAAGTCCATCAATTAATTCTTGTTTTGTTTTTGTGCTATATCCTTTTATCTGTTTTTCCTTATAGATTGCGATTAGTTCTGATTTTGTTTTCGATGAATACATCTTTTATATTTTATGTTTTATAAAAAGTTTATATTCTTATATTATCAATTTTCGTAAGTGTCGTTTCTTCGTTAATAACTAAGTATCATATATTTATATATGGAAATATATGATGATATGGAAAGTAAGTATGTTGAAATCTCTCTAAAAGAAATCAAACAAATGCGATTTGTTTTTAATTCTCTCAATGATGGTTGGAGTGTGAAAAAACAAGGCGATAAATATGTGTTTAAGAAAAAACACGAAGGAAATAAAGAGATATTTATGGAAGATTATTTAGATAAATTTATTGAAAATGGATTATATTAATTTGGGCACCTTTCACCAAAAATCATAGGCATTATTATAAATGAGTAATATTTTCTCCAATGGAATCAATTACGCTGATGGTGATCCTCCTACCATTATGCCTCCCACTATAAGTGCTTTAGGTTATGACGGTTGGTATTATAAAAATATCGCCAAAGGTCGCAAAATTAATTGGTATATTCCTACCAAACCTATTACTGAAGCCAATGCTCCACCTCTCAAAGTCAATGACCTGAAAATGTTCTTCTCTACTTTGAAAGTTATTAATAATGTTTCTCTCCCTTTTATCACTGTCTATACCGCACCCACCGGCACTGGAGATGCCGCTTCTTGGTATCATGCTCGTGCCACCTATATCGTGAATCAATCAGTTGCTGCCGGTTCAAAAGTATGTCTATGGGTCCCAATTGGTGCTTCTGTCTCCGCTCCATCTATTATTGGACACACTAATATTCAACTTGTAAAAGATACTTACAGTTCTAGAGGCACACTATCTCCAACTGACAATATTTCATTGATTGCTTTCGGAACCAATAGTGGTGCTTCCGCTGCGAATGTCGAATTCATTTGTAACAGTTTGAATCTTGTTACTACTTCCACCGATTATAATTTCAATCTCTCGAATTCCAGTCTTTTTACAAGTATGAAAATGGGATACAACTATATGACTGTTTCGACTGTAGATGTTCGTAAACCAGGTAATACTCCCGCATTTGTTGTTTACTGTCCCGCAAATTGCCCCACTACAATTCGTAAAGGTACTGCAACCGGTACTGCAATTATTGGACACGCCAGTAATACCAATGATGGTGTTATTGATAATGCCAAGATGCCTCGTCTCTCCAATGTCGCCGGAAAATCAAATTCATCAGTTGCATCTGATAATACCAATACTATCTTTAATGACTTCTTCGCTACTGTTGATTTCAAGATGATGACTGCTGTCGATGGTGCTCAATGTAAGATTGAAGCGTGGGGACAGGACCGTACAACTTGGTTTAAAGTGTATGCCAGCGCAGGAACCATTAAAGCCCAATATTCGGGTGTTGATTTGATTAGCAAAGGATATGTAAATCAAGGAGACGAAATTATAAATGCTGCTGGACAACAAACACCTTATGGATGGACAACTCGTGATTGTCCTGCCACATTATCGGTGGATAAATGGTATAGAATGACACAAATTATTCAATTCGGTTCTACTGATTATACTGATGTTGTTAAAGTCGAATTATACGAATTAACCGATTATGGTGTGCCAACTGGAGCACCGATTTGGTCAATCATTGATAATACTTGGGAGGCTTATTATCTATTGGACCCTGAACAGGCACCGAATGGCAATTTGGCACCCAGTGTCGATTGTATACAATTCCAATGTCGTGGTGCTCCAGTGAATACTGATATTCTTACTGTGAAGAATGTGATGTATTCTTCGAGTAATAACATCCAAGTGAATTCGATTTATCAACTCTATCCTAATGTTGACGGTATTGTTACTTATTATGCTGGAAACGCATTAGTGAATCCTTCGACTGTTGTTAGAGGAAACCAATATGCTCTCGTGGCCAAAGGTGGTTTCACAATGGAACAAGGATTCGACGATATTCAATTAAATCAATCCAGCACTATTTATCAATATGATACAACTGGTTCCGTTCAAATTACATTCCCTGTGGCTCTCTTGAACTCCAAATTAGGATTATCCAAAGATGCCAATTATAATATTCTTTCCACAACTTTCAATGAAGTTACTGATGCTTTTGCTGTCGATTCGATTACCATTACTATCGCAGAATTTATACAGGCAGTTACAAGTGCCTCTCAAGTGGTAAGTGTCGGCAAATATAGCAGTATGTATATGGATTTTGTGAATTATGTTCGCACTTATTTCGGATACACTGGGGGTTTTGCCTCTCTGTTTAACGGTGATTCACAATTCGAAATCAATGACGGTGTGTTCGATGCGAATTCTTTTATGAATCTATTAACTGGTGTTTATGATGATGGAAAGGGAGGATATATCCGTGATGCTTCGGGTAGTATTACTATCTCAAACATCAATAAACTATTGAGATACGCTGTAGATGCTGATGTATTCGGTAATCGCACACCAAACGCAAGTAAGACTGGTATCGCATCAGACCCGAATAATCGCAGTAATTATGGTGTCGCCGATGGATTTTTGCCGAAAGATATCATATGGGTACCTAAGGGAACTACAATTACATTGAATCTTGATATTGATAGTGAAGTGTATAATCCACAAAATAATGTTGGTGTTACAAATGCTATTAACTATGGTGCTACTCAGGATACACAATTTACAGGTGGTGATTTCAAATCATCAACAGTCGCATCAACACGCAATATTCATCGTGTCCTAAATGCTCCTCTATTGTTGTGTTTAGTGTAGTCGAGAGATTTATTATTAGTATTATGTCTTATTTTTTATTGTATATAAATGAAAAATAAATTGAACATATTTTAGTTTTTTATACTCTTGTACAACACATAAATAATATATCAATAATAGTATATTACAAATGCATAAGTATGAGTTTTATGGAACATGGGATGATTGCGATTTCTATTGGGATTCTCATGTTGATTTTAGCAATGAAGAATTAAAACGACACACAATAACTCCTATATCAAGTGATACACCGGCTGATACACCGACTGATACACCAAGTTATGCTCCTGTCAAATTATCTCATACTAATCCATCTAAAAACACAACTTTCAACACGATATATATGAATAAACAAGGAACTAAAAAGCATAAAAATTATAAAAAATAATATTTATCCGAATCAACTTGCGACATGCAAATGTTTAATTTTTGGAACCGGGTGTCATTGCTGGAGGAAGAGGAATCTCATAAGGCAGAGAACTAGGTTCTCCGTTCTGTAAGATTTGTTTGGCAGGTGCGGCAACAGTTTGTTGTTCAGGTACTGCTTTTAATTCAGTTTCTTCTTGTCTTGGAGGATGAGGAATTTCCATTCCCTCTTTTAAATCAACATAAGTATAAATTACGTAAATAACAGCAATCGCAAATAATGCGTATAACACATTAGTCAAAATATTTTTATCGAATTTCATTTATACAACAACATTCTATTGTTTTATAGAGGTATACCACATTCCTTTTATTTTTTACTTCTTTACTTTTTCACTTCTTTTCAGAACGAAACAATTTGGATAAAACTTGTTCTCCTAGATTCTTAATTCTTTCAAAAACAGAATTCACGAGAGATGTTTCATTCTCTCCGACAAGTGTATAAAAATCAAATATGTATTTTTTATCTATTGGATTCCAAATTTTACAAGTGTGAAAAGATTCTAAACCGTTTTGAAAATGATAAATATCACGATAATAATTTCCAATATATAAGAATTGTTCGATTTGATAATTTCTTTCTATAAAAGCAGAACGAATTCTTAGTTTTTCTATTGTTTTATATGGAAATACTGCGAGAGGCACGCCCAATAGAAAACTAGGAATATCTTTCTCTTTTACTTTAAACATTGTATCAACTGTGAAAAATGTTGGATTATTTATGTTTAAAACAACTTCTAAATATTGCGAATATCTCTCATCATAAAACACAAGAATCCTTGTTTTCTTTATAAGAATCCATGACTGTCTCTCTTTCGTCCATAAAGACGATAAAAGTTCATCAGATGATTCTTCGTGTTCAGACAAATCCATTTATTCCTACGTAACTATTTTATTATATGCTATAATTTTACGTCTCTACGTAAAAATAGTTAAACAAAAAAAATGTTATATATTAAATTAAAACCAAATGACTTATTATGACATTTTAGGTATTGGCAGAGACGCCTCTCTTGATGAAATCAAAAAAGCATATCGAACATTATCTCTCCGTTATCATCCCGACCGAAATCCATCTGAAGAAGCCAAACTTAAATATCCAGAAATTAATAATGCTTATGAAATATTAAGTGACTCACACAAACGTCAAATGTATGATATGGAACTAGATGGTGGTTCTATGGGAGGATTTCCACCGGGTTTCCCCCCGGGATTTCCATTTGGACCCGGTGTTAATGTTCATTTTGCTTCCGGAGGAAGTGGGATGCCAGGGGAAATCGATATTATGGAAATGCTTTTTGGAAGAGGTGGTCCTTCTATGTCTTTTATGAATATTTCTCGACCTCCTCCTATCGTCAAAAATATTGAAATCAGTTTTCAGGATGCTTATCACGGTGTATCCATTCCTGTCGAAATTGAGAGATGGGTTCAGGAAAGTCAAATAAAAATACACGAAAAAGAAACTGTTTATGTGAATTTCCCAGCAGGTATCGACACGAATGAAATGATTATTCTACAAGGAAAGGGAAATCGAATTAATGAACAAAATAAAGGTGATGTGAAATTAATTGTCCAATTAAAAGAACACGCTGAATTCAAGAGAGAAGGATTGAATCTTATTTACCATAAAACAATCTCTCTGAAAGAAGCATTATGTGGATTTACTTTTGAATTTGACCATATTAATGGCAAACACGTGCGTATGGATAATCAGACAAGTGTCGTGTTTCCTGGACTTAAAAAAGTTGTTCAAGGAATGGGATTTCAGAGAGATGGACACGCCGGTAGTTTGATTATTGAATTTGCGGTTCAATTCCCTCTCCAAATCTCTCCTGAACAAAAAATATTATTCGCGAATGCTTTTGATTGGACACCAAGTGTCTCTCAAACCTCTCCAAATACTTCAAATGAATAATACGGAATTTGACGCAAATGGCATTCCATTCACCACATAATTTATATAATAAAACCCTCCCTGTTTCTCTACTATTGTTTTATTTTCGCTTTTCATACAATTCCATAAATATTGATTATGTCCTATATTATTCATAATCAGTACATTATAATCCAAATTCTTCTTTATTAATGCTTTGAGTGAGAGAAGAAATCCTCCATAAAACATACCACTTGTACTTGTCGATTCCTGTTTATTATTCGAAAAACTGAATTTTAATGAATATGTTTTGCCTCTCCCAGCCTCTCCTGAATTATTATTTTCTTTATCCAATTCTACAGATTCAAACAATGTATATGCGTCCTCAAATATATATAATCCTATTATTTGGTCTCCAGGATGACTTGTGAGAGCATAAACATGACTACTATTCGCATCTATCCTCGTTTTCAATGCCGACAGATTCGTATAAATCATATGAGAGTATAATTTCGACTTTTTCATATCCCCAAAAGAATCATAAAAAGATTGAAGAATATGAATATTTGCGCGAGAGATTTCTTTATGTTGAATTGACGCCGGATATTTGGGAGTTCGAATCCGGGGAAGAATCAAAAATAAGGAAACAGTGAATTCTGTAATTGGAATTAATCCTGGGATAGTCTCATCATACGACATATGAATTCCTATTGAGGTAGTCTTATTATTTTGATACAATTGAGAGACTGAAACCAGATATTGATTTGTTGCTGTTGTGTATTCGGAGAGATATTTATATTTGGCGTCATAATCCGGATTTTCTTTATTTTGTAAGGTATGTTTTACACATTGATATTCATTCGCATAAGCAATCGTATCCCCAGTAGAATCATAAATATGATATGGTATATTTACTACTGTCGAGAGAAGATTATGAGTTATTGGATGATAAAAATAAGTGATATAAGGAGAGATGAAATGACCGGATAGTAATGATATTAGATTCGGGTGCTGAATTGTGAAAAGGATTTTTTCTGAAGCAATATAAGAATCTTGAAGTAGATGACACACATCTGTTATTAATTCCGAAGAGGCATCATATGAACAGGTTGTTTTGATTTGAGACATATAATATTTATTTTTTTTAGGTAATGTTTGTATTTTATACGAATAATCAGTTGGTTTAAAACGTAAATAGGCTCTCCTCAGATAATTATAAGAATGATATGCGGGAATACAACTCCAAAACGGATAATAGATTTTAATTAATAAGAATTGAGTAAATAAAATTACGAGTAAAAATAAGAAAATATATGGTAAAATATCAAACATTTATTATAGAACACGAGATAAAACCATTATATATATCCGCACGCAAAGTTAATGAAAATGTATAAAGAAAGATTATGAAACCAGAATATCCGGCGACATAAAATATGTCAAAACAACAAAAAATCAGTTTTATTATTATTGAGAAGAATGGTGATATTAAAAAAACACTTGTAAAAGAAATTAATAGAGATGAATTATATAAAAAATGTGGATTGAAAACTGCGGATGGTTTTGAATTACTTCATACTTGGTCTATGGATATTGAAGATGGTGAATATAAAATCGAAATATTTGGAAAAAAAACAGGAAGAGCCGGTTCTGAAAATAAATTTGAATTACCTCCACCTCTTGATTCTACTTTGCTTTTCGGAAACTTGGCAGTTTTGGTCTCTCAAGATGGCAAATATGTTGAAATTGAAGAACAAGATTTTCAAGACATTGTCGAAACTCTTATGGGTGGTTTTGAAGATATTGATGACGACGATGAATCTTTATTAAGTGAGGATAGTGACGACGATGAACAATTACCAAAAACAAAACACGGATATGTGAAAGATGATTTTATCGTCGACAGTGATGAAGAAGAGGAAGAAGAGGAAGAGGAAGAGGAAGAAGAAGAAGAATATAAACCCAAGAAAAAAACGAAACGAACTGTCAAATCAGTATCTCAAAATGATGAGGCAAAACCAGTTAAAAAACGTAATCGACAAACCACTGCTATTAAGAATTATTTGGAATACTTGAAAACCTCTTTTCCACAAATGACATCGGAAGATGAACTCAAAGAAGAATCCTATGTATAAAAAACAATTTACGATTAACATTAATACGACTATATAAGACTATATAAAAATGATATGATTATCATTTTTATTACGATACTTTATAAAAATGCCTCCCAAAAAAACAAATTCAACCACTACAAAACCCACAATTTATGCCGAATATTTACAATTAGTTAAAACCTATGTATCCCAATATGGACCCAAAACTGTTCTTCTTATGATGGTCGGTTCTTTTTATGAAGTCTATGGTTTGAAAACCCCCGCCGGTGAAACAACAGGAAGTTGTATTCTCGATTTTTGTTCTCTTTGTAATCTCTCTTGTGCTGAAAAACAAGCAGTTCATGATGGTTGTCAAGTTTTAATGGCTGGGTTTCGCGATTATATGTTAGAAAAATACTTGAATATTCTCTCCAATGCCGGATACACTTCTGTTATTTATAATCAAGTCGATGATGGAACTGGAAAATTCAAGAGAGAACTAACAGAAATTGTATCTGCTGGAACTTATATTCCAATTGAATCTGTTTCCACCAAATTAAGTAATTATATTATGTGTATTTATTCTCTTCCTGTCCCGGTTTCTAGGCGCAATATTCACGAAAAAATAATTGTCGGGGTTTCTCTCTTGAATGTTTATACAGGGATAACACATTTATTTGAATTTGTGGTTTCTGGTTCAAAATATAATTCGACTTCTTTCGATGAATTGGAAAAAAACATTTCGATTTATACTCCCTGTGAAATTATATTTATTAATGATATCGATGACCCCATTAAATCTCGTTCATATTTGGAAAAACTAAAACAATTTTCTGGAATTCAAGATGGCCGACAACAAATCCATTTTTTCGATGGCTCGAATGAAATGGTCAAAAACTGCGGAAAACAAGTATATATCGAACAAATATTAGGCCAATTCTTTGGAGAAGACGCTTATACTACCTGTGAGGAATTTCAAACAGCATCCGTCGCCACTCAATCTTTTTGTTTCCTATTGAATTTTGTCCAATCTCATAATCCAAATTTAACTCGCAAAGTTGCCTTACCTGTTTTTTCTAATGAAGGTATTCATATGCGTTTGGCAAACCATACCTTGAAACAATTAAATATTCTGGAAACTGAAGACGCCGATGCCGGCAATTTATCATCGGTGAGTCGGTTCCTAAATCAATGTATTACCACAATGGGAAAACGACAATTATATGATATGATTACACACCCTGTCTATGATGTAGAATGGCTGGAAAACGAATATGCAAAAACCGAGTATGGATTGTCGAATTATCATTATGTCGAATTATTACGCGGGTCTTTAAAAGGTGTATACGATATTGAAACAATCTCTCGACAGATTATGGTAGAAAAAATTCAACCATCTGCGATTTATCGTCTATGGAATTCGTTTGAAATATTAGAACAAATACATACTTGTACTGTTGAGGATAGAGAGAATATGGAGTCATTATTTGGCATTGATTACGAACGTGTCGGAACTGGAATCCAAGTAGTTATCGACTCGTTTCAAACGCATTTCGTAAAATCAGCGGTCGATTCTATAACTTGTGAAAAAGCGATGAACCCAACTGCTTATTTTGGATTACAACAATTAATTGATAGTTTGCGAGAGACGGAAAAAGAATTCGATACTATTCTTTGTTTTTTTAATATGTTAATGCGTTTTGCGAATCAGGATAGTAATGTCGATGATTATGTGAAAATGAATCGGACAGAGAAATCCGGAGTCTCTCTTGAAATCACGAAAACACGCGGTAAACTTCTGAAACAAACCGTAGATGCCGCCGTTTATTTTGGTTTTCCTGGGTTTCAAGGTATTTTAAAAAAAGAATCGGCAGCGTCGAATCGAATTGTTATTTTTAAAGGTGTACGCATCGATTTTACGGATTTTAAATTGGTAGGAGGAACTGGAAGTATTGATGACATCGAATTCTATCAACTCTCACAAATTTGTAAAAAAATGTTTTCCCTCGGACGACAGATTCAAACAATGTCCGAAGAATTATTTGTTGGTTATGTCGCAAAAGTGTTGAAAGTTGAATTATATGATCATCTATTATTACTGTCCGATTATGTGAAACAACTTGATATATTTCAATGTCGGGCTTATTTGGCGAGAGAATATGGATACTGTAGACCTGTTATTTTAATGGATGAGAGACAGAGAGCATCTGTATCAGCAAAACAATTACGTCATTGTTTAATCGAACATATTAATAAACACGAAATCTATATACCCAACGATGTTGAATTCGATTCTGAAACCGGTGAAGGTATCTTATTATATGGTACGAATGCGGTTGGAAAAACAAGTTTGATTCGTGCTCTCGGAATTGCTATTATTATGGCACAAAGTGGATTTTATGTTCCTTGTACAGAATTCGTTTATCGTCCTTATCGGGCTATTTTCTCTCGTATTCTAGGAAATGATAACTTGTTTAAATCGCTATCCACATTTGCTGTCGAAATGAGCGAAATGCGAGTTATTTTGAATAGTGCAGACAGATATAGTATGGTTTTGGGCGATGAATTATGTTCAGGGACAGAAACATCAAGCGCTCTTAGTATTTTTGTGGCTGGTGTAGAGGCGCTTTTAATGAAGAATCAGGCGAACTTTATTTTCGCAACGCATTTTCACGAAATTGTAAAATATGAGGAGATTCAAGAATTAATACGAGAGAAGAAATTATGGTTAAAACATATGTCTGTTTTTTATAATAGAGCGAATGATTGTCTAGTATATGACCGCCTATTAAAAGATGGTGCGGGAGATAATATGTATGGATTAGAAGTCTGTAAATCTCTCTATATGCCCGATGATTTTATGGAAAATGCTTTTAAAATAAGAGAGAAATATTTTCGAGAGGAATATGCTGCGTCTGTAAATACTCTCCAATTAAAATCTTCTGGATATAATTCGGCGAAATTACGTGGTCTTACATGTCAAAAATGCGGAGAAGCCGTTAGTTCGGAAATTCATCATATAATGGCTCAACGCGATTCTGATTCTGTTTCCGGAAGATTTTCTGGGATAAGTGGGAGAGAACATATTCATAAAAATCACCCCGCGAATTTAATGTCTCTCTGTGAAAAATGTCATTTAACTATGCATACACAATCGGAACAATATGATGAAAATATATCGTCATTATCCGATGATAATACAAAACCTGTCCAAAATACAAAAATCACGAAAAAACTGAAAAAAATGAAAACAACGAAAGGATATATTTATGAAGAACCAGAACCAGAACATTAAACAATACTATCCAGGTTCAGTGACAAATTATTTGTAGTATTCGCAGTGTTAGTAGTAGCAAATTCCTGTTTTTTTCCACCATCGTATTTATATCCGTGTCCTTCTTCAATCATACGCGTATTCACCGATTTTTCATCTGTTTCATCAATGAAAACCTCTACTAATATTCTTCCATATTTATCAAAATCATAAAATTTGATATATATGAATTCAGCCACACTTGTGATATCTATAAATCTCTGTCGGGCTATTTTCGCAGCTGCGATTTCTTTCTCTCGGTTCGGCGATTTCAAACTTGGCTTCATCTCCGGAGAATCATATCCAAGACAACGACATTTATATTTCATTGGAGAGCCATTATACAAGAATACAAGTGTAAATGTATCACCGTCATACACATTTGTGATTTTCCCATAAGTCGCATAATTTTTAAATGTGAATAATGGAATATCATCATAGTTAATCGCGCGTAGAGCATCAAATTCATCGATTGATTTTATCGTTTGTATTTCTGTTTGTGTCTGGACAGTAGAGAAATAACGTGTTGCTGTGGGTCTAATACAACAATTCATTCGGTTTCCCATATTTCTTGGATAATATTAAATTCAAAATAGTTAATATTATTAAATTATTGGGTTTCTGTGGTAGAATCAATTTTTCCATTTTCTAATTGGTCTAGAATTTCTCTCGCATCTTCTCCATTAAAATCACGAATATTTATTTCTGGTATTTCTATTGTTTCTTCTTGAGGAACAATTTGTTGTAAGAGAGCCTCATACAATGTATTCGGCATTGTTCTCTCAGGTTCAACACCGATTTGGTCTTCACGAATATTTTGATTCTGGGTTTCACCTTCGCGGTCGTTTTCGATAAAGTGAAGAATGCGGTCACGTATCGATGCTTTGAGACTGACAAATTTGGAGTAAGGTTTATAATAATTCAAAGTTAATAAGATATAAACTACACACATAAACACGACAATCGCAGCTATTTTCCATCCTTCGAACCTCGCCGTTATATGTTCCCTATTATGATTGTCAGAACTTGTTGGGATACTTGTTGGAACTATTGTTGGATTATTTAAAATTGTAATAACTGGTGGTGTCACTGTAAGCGTTTGGATAGTATATTCAGGTGTTGCATTGTATTTGTAATAAATAGAATTGACGATGAGTTGGAATTGTCCGAGAGTAAGTGATTGATTTAATTGAGAGATATAATATTGATACTGTTGAGAGGCATTTTGGGTTGTTTGAGTTGTGATTGTGGAAACAAATACTAAATTGTATTGTTGCTGTTGTTGAAGACGACGTCGATTATTATGTAGTGTTTCCTTATATTTAATGTTGTCGAGAGATAAATTCATTGATTTTGATTGTGCGTAAAGGAGAGATTCTTTGGTAATATTGGTAAAATCATAATAAGGATATAACATTGTTAATTGTGTGTCAAATGTGATAGAGGTTTGTATTGGAACTTCTGTTGAGGTTTCTGTTGGTTTTTGAGAAGGTTGTAATGTTGGTTTTTCAGTTGGTTGTAATGTTGGTTTTTGAGAAGGTTCGAATGTTGGTTTTTCAGTTCGTTGGAGAGATGGTTTTTGAGAAGGTTGGAGAGATGGTTTTTGAGAAGGTTGGAGAGATGGTTTTTGAGAAGGTTCGAACGTTGGTTTTTCAGTTGGTTGGAGAGATGGTTTTTGAGAAGGTTCGAACGTTGGTTTTTCAGTTGGTTGGAGAGATGGTTTTTGAGAAGGTTGGAGAGATGGTTTTATGAAAGATTGGAATGAATTTGAATACTCATATGACAATGACTTTGGATTATATTGTTGAGAACTAAAAGATTGAGAAAAAAGTGTTACAGAATTTAAATGTTGAGATAATGGTTGAGATAAAAATGGTTGAAAACTATTGTGATAAGAATAACTAATATATGGATAACTATAAGATAAAGGTTGTGTTATATGATTCAATATATTATCAAGTTCATTTATTATATTTTGATTTGATGCTTGACTACTAAATATTACAGAAGCAAATATCAATATAAAAATTAAACGCATATGTTTGATAATATAATTAAAGAAAATAAATCTTATACTCATTTTAGAATAATGACCCCAACTGCTATTATATTTGCTTGTGCTTGTGTTATAAGTGCTCCGTTAATTCATTCGTTCCTTATGTATTCTTTATTTTTATGTTGTAGTTTTTGGATACCCTTATTCGAAGGTCTTTTCATTGAAAATACTAATAAAAAATCACAATAAAAATATCAATATTTCTCTACATATTATGTAGATGATAAATGTATATATTAAAAAAGAGATGATGTTGAAGAAATGTAGAGACTGTAGTAGGGGTGTCGGTTAAATAATCGAAAAAAATTATCTTTTAGCAATATATAAAAAATGGCAGGCGCTTTGATGCAAATTGTTGCTTATGGTGTTCAAGACACCTTGTTGACCTCTAACCCCGAAATCACTTTCTGGAAGGTTTCTTACCGCAGACACACCAACTTCGCTATGGAGTCTATTGAGCAGACTTTCAATGGCCAAGCTGACTTCGGAAGACGTGTATCTTGTGTTATCAGCAGAAACGGTGATCTTGCTTACCGTGTCTATGTTCAGGTTACTCTCCCTGAGATTAACCAGAGCATGGCTGCCTCCGGAAGCAGTGTCTATGCTCGTTGGCTCGATTTCCCCGGTGAGCAACTCCTCGCCCAGGTTGAGATTGAGGTTGGTGGTCAAAGAATCGACAGACAGTATGGTGATTTCATGCACATCTGGAACCAACTCACTATGTCTTCTGAGCAACAGAAGGGATACTACAAGATGATTGGACACACCACTCAACTCACCTATATCACCGACCCCACCTTCGCTGATATCAATGGTCCCTGCTCTGCTTCTGCTGGACCCGGACAGGTCTGTGCTCCTCGCAAAGCCCTTCCTGAGACCACTTTGTACATTCCTCTCCAGTTCTGGTTCAACAAGAACCCTGGATTGGCCCTTCCTCTCATTGCCTTACAGTATCACGAAGTTAAAATCAACATTGATTTCCGCCCTATTGGTGAGTGCCTCTGGGCTGTTTCCAGCTTGGCCGGTGCCAACAACACCTCTTACACTGTTACCAATGCTTACCAAGCCTCCCTTGTTGCTGCTTCTCTCTATGTTGATTTCATCTTCCTCGACACTGATGAGCGCAGAAAGATGGCTCAGAACCCCCACGAGTATCTCATTGAGCAACTCCAGTTCACCGGTGATGAGTCTGTCGGTTCCTCCTCCAACAAAATCAAACTCAACTTCAACCACCCCTGCAAAGAGCTCATCTGGGTTGTTCAGCCCGATGCCAACGTCGATTACTGTGCCTCTCTCCAGGGTGGAAACGACCTTTACAGACTCCTCGGTGCTCAGCCCTTCAACTACACTGATGCCCTCGATGTCCTCCCCAACGCAATCCACGCTTTCGGCTCTCAGGCTGAGACCTCTGGTTCCACTGCTTTCATCACTGCTAGCAATGTCTTCCAGATGCCCGGTGCTTTGAACGCCTCGGTTGCTGGTGGAAATCAGGCTGGTGCTGATTGGACTTCTATGGCTCCCTTTGATGTTGCCGGCGGAAACGATGCCCTCGGTGTTTCAAATGGTTCCACTGTCTCTGATGCTGGTACTTTCGTTCTTGCTGAGACTGCTCTCGACATGCACTGCTGGGGTGAGAACCCTGTTGTCACTGCCAAACTCCAACTCAATGGTCAGGACCGTATCTCCGAGCGTGAAGGTTCTTACTTCGATGTTGTCCAGCCTTGGCAGCACCACACTCGCCATCCCGATACTGGTATTAACATGTACTCCTTCGCCTTGAAACCTGAGGAACACCAACCTTCGGGAACCTGCAACTTCTCCAGAATTGATAATGCTACTCTCCAGCTTGTCCTTTCTTCCAACACTGTTGCTTCCGTCAACACTGCCAAAGTCCGTGTCTATGCCATTAATTATAACGTTTTCAGAGTGATGGCAGGTATGGCTGGAATTGCGTATAGTAGTTGAGCGTGACCTACATTTTGTGACCTACATACAAATTGTTAACTTAATCATATATTTGATTTTGTAAAAAACGTTTGTTTTAATTATAAAAAATAAAACAAAATTACCAACGGTACTTACATAGTATATACTATTTTATTCATCTTGCTCAACATTAATATTATCCAGACTTTGTTTTTCTTTTCTTTTGCGTCGTTGTTCTGCGATTTCTTCGGCTTTCATACGTCTATATTCTTCATCACCGTATTTTTCACGTTGTTGTTCTCGTTGTTTTTGTTTACAAATTTTGGAATTTTCTCTAATTTCTTCCTTTGATTTTTTTTGTAGGTTACGCTTAATTTTATTAATTCCATTTATTGATATTTCATCATTTGATGTTACTAATGAATCTATATATGTATTAAAATTATTGTATGTTTTTACAAATTTGGATATCATATCATCATAATCGTAATTTAGTTTCATTAAATTACATTCTAAACAACAGGGGCGACAATTTTCAAAGATATAACCGATATTTGAATCATATCTATCTACACCATTTCTATGACAGTTTGTATTTGTTTTTCCACACATATAACATTCATTGTTAATAATATCATAATGTTGTGATTCAGTGATTTCGTGTTCAATATTACGGTTTACCGCGTTTATTACAGACGTTGAATAATTTGAACCAATATGGTCTCCAAATATATGTGGATGTTTTTTCCCAACAATAAATCCTGTATGTGTTAATATATGTTCGATTCTCATTAAATATATATTTTTATGTAAGCATCCTTTCATTCTGTTACACATACTACAACAACTTACACAATTTTCAATATTATATCCAATAGATGAATCCACTCTATCAACACCACATATGGATTTATATGTTTCATTTTCTCCACAATAGTGACAAGGCATAATTATTATTTTTGCGTAATCTTCAATAGTTAGTATACATTCATATCCACGATTTACTGCTGAATAATGTAATTCTTTATAATTATAATCGATTGAATTTATTTTTTTGGTATTCGCTTCATCAACTTTTTCAGGATTTCTTTCTCTCCACTTTTTCATATTTTCAGCATTTCTTGATAAATATCCTTCTTGATTTGTTTCCAATTGTCTGGCACGATAATTTAACGTTCCCAATGCTACTTTTTCTGGATTGTTTTCTGCCCATTCTCGTTTTACTTCTTTCCTTTCCGGTTTCGCCTCGTTTTTTCTAGCCACTTCGTTGCGATGTTCTTTATCTCTCCTGCTATCTAATATTTTCTGTTGGTCTCTACAATCTCTACAAGTTTTTGTCATTTCAGTACCTCTTTCAGGTTTATATTCCGTTTCCGGTTTGTCTTTGAAACACGCCGAACACATCCGCAAACGTATTTCAGTTTCATCTTCTTGAATCAAATAAGAAATTGTATCAGATTCAATAATTTCTGTTACTTTGTTTCTTCGTTTTTTATCCGCTTCTCTTTCTTTGATTCGACAGTTTTCACATCTCGAAAATTCATAATCGGCATCTAACAATTCTCTACAACCTTTAATAACATTACGACATGTCTTCTTTCCCATTTCTAAAGCACTATCCAAAAATATATCCAACTGATGTTTCAGACAATACTTATTTTCCGATGATTTCTTGAATTTACAACCAATATGCCCACATAGTATTATTTCTTCTTTGTTTTCTTCTCTCGTTTTCTTTCCACGATTTGCACAATTATCGCAAGTTTTTCTCCCATCTGTTAAATAATAACATTTATTACAACCTGAACAAATAGACAGGTTGTTTAACATTTCAGGTGTATACTCACACATATATTGGTGGAGTTTACAAAATTCAGTGTCGTTAATCTTGTGATTACGACAATTAGCACGGTTTCGGTCAATCGCAATACACTTCATACTCATCAGTAGTATAATATTACTTGTATCTAATATTATACTTGTTTTGCTTTCAATTTCAGAAGGAACAGGGGGAACGTAGTTTAAAGATTCGCACCGTGTGAACAGGTGCGAATTGAAACCCTTACCCCCTCCTTACTTACCCCCTCCTTCTTATTCTCCTCATTATCCTCCTTAGTTGCCCCCTCCTTACCTCCCTCATTGCCTCAGTTTAACATTCGTTCGGCGTCCCATCAAATCTACCAACCAATATTCTCCCGTCTTGCGTTCTCGCATCAAATACATAATGGTCTTATCAAATAATGGCGAATCAACTGCTTCTTGTATCCATCTTTCATTCTCTCCAAACAAATATACAGACGCCTTATAATGCGTTAAACCAATGTCATATTTTTTCCAATTTACACTTTGAACCGTCTTATACATAATACTCGATACAATTCCTGTCCCCCAAAAACGATACATTGAACAAGTACTGCTTCCTTCTGTTTCCTCCAATACAAATTCATAATTATTATCCATGTATCTCCGATAAGCATCAGTCGTGTCAATATTTACAGGATCATATAATGTTTTCTTAATACTATCAAGCAGTGGTGCTGGTGGCAATAAAGAGCGACCTGGTTCACAATAAATTAATGATTCTACATCTGAATCTGAATATACTGTTTCTTCGTCGGATTCTTCAACTGGGTTATTTACATTTTTCTTGCCAGTTTCATATGTATACTCATATTCCGATGTATAAAAACGCCCCATGATTAACAAATAAAAATTCCAAAAATATTAAATATTAGGAAACTAATAATAATATTTTATTCTATTAATGACTTTTTATATCTATATAGAATATTATTAGTTTCCAATAATTATGATTCATTAAATTCTAATTCAATATGGAAACCCAAATCAACCTTTTTATTCACAATAAATTATTCGCATTTTTATTGTCAAAATATGAAGTTCAAGAGGAAAATCCAGAATATCTTAATATTATCAAACACGCATTAAAACGTTCGCGTCTTATCGAAAAATATAAATTTTATAACATCTATAATATTGATTATCTGTTTTTATTAGAGAGACTTTATCTGTTTCAAATCTCTCCAATTTCTTTTCATAAACCCTTAAGACAATGGACAATACTTCGCAATTTCATAAACAAATGGAAACTAAAACGTATGCGTTTTTATCCTGTCGACACAGACTTGAATCTAAAACCACTGTCTCAGTCCTTAAAAGAAACAATCGGCTTAATCGAACAAGGACATATCTATCGTTTCACATTATCAGATTTAATCAAAATCGTAAATACATCTCTCCAATATCACGAATATTTGTTTCCAACGCCAAAACCGCCAAAAAATCCATATACGAATCTTCCATTCTCTCAACATAATTTATACAATATTTTCATTGCGTGTAAATTAGAAGGAAAAGAAATCAGCCAATTATTTTGGAAATTTATGAAGTCTGATTTTAATATAGATTTGTTTTGTATTCATAATGATGTATTGTTAAGAGAAAACGCAATTCATCAGTATTTTATAGAAAACCGAGAAAATATAAATGCTTTCTCTGTTGATGATATACATTCTGTCATTGATTGGTATTGTAAAACTAATAATGTTCCAACAACTATGTATCAAATTCATCCAGAATGTCCAAATGCTGAATTTGTACCGATTTTTATCCCTTATTTGAAAATGTATTATCAATATAGTTATTTGAATTCAATACAAGCAAAAAATAAATTATTAGATTGTTTGAACCAGTTTTATATTTATAATCCTAATTTTGGAAAGGCATATATGGTTCCAACATCAACGCAACAAAACGTAAAATATGGATTCGACTTGCGTCATTTGCCATTGTCAATGATGGAAAATGGAGAAAAACATAAATTAAATCAATTATATCCACTGATTCGAAATCAAACATATGAACTTGCCGACGACTTTTTAACTATACCACCGATTTTTAAAGATGTTATTTATTTGAGTCATTATTCTACTATACAGATAAGTCTCGAACCAATTTCAAATGATAATTCAACAGTGTCAAATATACGTTATTTGTATAGCAGTGATTCTGATTCGGATTCGGGTTCGGACTCTGATTCGGATTCGGATACATATGTTTAATATTAATTTATCATATTAATGAGTCGCATAGTTTCAGGAGATACGGTTTTTGCTTCATTCATTACCAATGCTTGGATTTCTCTCAATACGTCAGGCGATACTGTCGTTGCGTTTTTCAAATAATTTTGTTTAGTTTCTATTTTCTTAATAATTTTCTTAGTGTTTGTATTTACGGGTTTTGTGGTTTTGAGTGTTTTCTTAATTGTTTCCAGTTTTTTGATTAATCTATTTGTTTTTGTTTTTGGTGGTGATTTGTATTTATCTTTTCTTTCCATTTCTTCAATTTCCCTCAACATTTTAGGTGTTGCCGGTTTTGCGTTTTTCAGGAATATATCTTTTCTTTCCTTATCTTTTCTTTCCATTTTTTCAATTTCCCTCAACATTTTAGGTGTTGCCGGTTTTGCGTTTTTCAGGAATATATCTTTTCTTTCCTTATCTTTTCTTTCCATTTCTTCAATTTCCCTCAACATTTTAGGTGTTGCCGGTTTTGCGTTTTTCAGGAATATATCTTTTCTTTCCTTATCTTTTCTTTCCATTTTTTCAATTTCCCTCAACATTTCAGGTGTTGCCGGTTTTGCTTTTGATAGATAATTTTGTAGGCTCAAATCATTTGTTCGGAACTGAACTGGTTCAAAATGATTAACACCATTATATTTTATAATAATTGTTGGGCTATTTTCACTATGTTTTATTCGGTTCGCATGATATCTACCATTATTATTTATCATTACTATAATATTTGTTTTTAATACGTCTGCCAATACAATAACATCTATTAGTCCGCCCCAAACACGGTTTCTACATATATTATGTTCGTGTAAAGTTCCGTTTTCTTGATTATCTGAAATAAGTTGAATTTTTAAATAATATTTGAGAGTTCCAAATTGATAATTGCGTTGCCTATTAAACGTCTTGTAATAATCACAAACCAATTTTCTTAATTCTATGTGACTATATTTTGGAACTAATGTGGAAACTGAATGAAACAAGCAGTTGCCATCGCCAATCGCATTTAAAACGACGAAAAACTCATTAAAAGCAGAAGCAGGTATCAGGTCTGTTCCTGGTATTTTTAATGAATCAATAAACTCTTCTATATCGCTAAAATCCATTATATAATATATTCATATACAATATATTATACTTGATATGTGTTAATTCATTTTCCAATTTATTTCTTACCCGCATTTAACCGTTTAAACTCTTTATAAGACATTTTATTGGTTGCCACCGGTTTTAATTTATCCAGATTTACTTCTACGTTTTCTGAGTTTTGTACAATTTCAAAATCACCAGTATCGAGAGATTCTGGTTCATCGCTTTTTTTATTCTCTTCATTATCATTATCAAAATAACTAAAAGAACCATGAATACTGGTTTTAATATTAGTTCCAAATAATAAATGATTTACATTGGTTTTGGGTGGTGTTTGTAAAATATTAAAATCAGCGATTTTACCTAATCTTACAAAGGAGTTCGAATATAATCTCGCAACTTTTTCTTGATTTTCTTTTTTCACTGTTTCAAATTTTTTATCCATTATTTTTGAAAATGATGAACTTGTCATTGAATTTTGTTTTTTTGAAGAATCCACATACACATTAGCGTTATTTAATTCTTTGGCAACTGTTCTCTTTGTTGTTAATGATTGTTCTTCTTGTTTTAAATATTCTTGATACATTGAATTATTCTGATGTAATAATGTGTCAATGAAAAAATCACGACATCTATACATCACTACATATTTTATCGCAATATAATTTAAAATATCATATGGAACTACTGATTCATCCGAATAGAATTGAAACGCATTTGTATAAGCATCGAAACGCATAATAATATTCTTTCCCGCTGACAGAGAACGTAATTCATCTGGCACTTTTTCGATTAATACACGTCTATGCCAACTTTTTTCCCATTCATTACCAATATCCGCAAGTTTTTCTTTCCTATCATTATAATTATACATAAATTCTTCAATATTTTCATTCGCAATTTCATCAGTTTGATTTCTGAATATATCCAAATATTTCTTATACTTGCGTTCCAAAATATCAATCATTGTTTCGACTTTAATTGGTTCTGGAAGAGAACCCATTTGTTTTAATATGTAGTATTGAGACCAAGCATAAATCCATAAGAAAAAACGTAATATGAAAATACGTAATCCATTTCCATATGAACTTAATTTATCGAACGGGGACATTATTGGAGGATTATTCATTCAAAAATAAGGGTGTTTTAGATATAAATCATATTAGGTTTATATCTATATTCATACAATAACTATATAATATTCATATATTATGCTGAACACATAGTACATCCTTCCTGTTGGTCTTCTTGAACATATGTTCGTTTTGCTTTTTCGGGTTCAATTGTGAATTGTTGAGCCTTATGTCTTCCACGACGTCTTAAATAATAAATGCCAGTTTTCAGACCTTTTTGCCACGCGTAAAAGTGCATCGATGTTAATGCCGCATAATTCGGGTCTTCCATCCATAAATTCAAACTTTGACTTTGACAAATATAGGCACCACGATCTCCTGCCATATCAATAATATGACGCATTGGAATTTCCCAAACTGTTTTATATTTTTGTTTTAAATGTTCGGAGAGACCATCCAATTGTTGAACCGACCCTTGATTCTCAATAATATTATTTTTTACTCGGTCTGACCACATTCCACAATCCATCAAATCTTTCATTAAATATTTATTCGTTAAAATAAACTCTCCTGCTAATGTTCTACGACTATAAATATTACTTGTAAATGGTTCGAAACATTCATTATATCCTAATATTTGAGAGGTAGATGCGGTTGGCATCGGTGCCATTAATAATGAATTCCTCAGACCGTAATTCATTATATCTTCTTTCAATGACTTCCAATTATACCTATCCACGGTTGGTTCAATATTCCATAAATCAAATTGTAATAATCCGCGAGAGGCAGGCGACCCAGCAAATGTCTCATAGGCACCAGGATATATTCTGTCATGATTTTCGATTTGCTGATTTGCCAAATCTCTCGCTATGCCACAACTACTTTCCAATGCTCCGTGATATATTGTTTCGAAAATAAGCCGGTTTATTTCTCTCGCTTGTTCCGAATGAAATGCGATATCCATTTTCATAAATACATCTGCTAATCCTTGAACACCAATACCAATGGGTCGATGTCTTAAATTACTTCTCCTTGTTTTTTCAGTTGGATAAAAATTAATATCAATTACTCGATTTAAATTATATGTTACTATTTTCGCAACTTCGTGTAATTTATCGTAATCCATTTGTTTCGTGGTTTCATCGACAAATGTCGGAAGTGCAATTGACGCCAAATTACAAACGGCGGTTTCTGTATGGTCTGAGTACTGTATAATTTCCGAACATTGGCCTGTTATAATTCCATTGAATATTCCCATATGACGTTTTGGTTCATTGAAACAATATGTATCACATTTTCTATTGTTATCGACAGTTTTCAATATTTTTACATACTGACAAGCCGAACGATTTGGTAACATATTTGATAATTTAAGGCGTTTGGGAGAGAAGCCTAACTGTTGCAACTTATACAAATCATAGGATGTTAATAATAATCGAAAACATTCTTTTGTATTAAACCAATCATATCCTCCATGACCATCTGGTAAATATGAACGAGACTCCGAACGCATTAATTTGATTTTAGGATTTAATCCACAAGTTTGTAACATAAGTTTTATAGAAACCAAAAAATCATAGTTGATTGATGAAACTTGTAATTGTTCATTTGTTCCATTTCTAGCAATTGTTCCGTCAGCATCACAATAACCAGCAAACCAATCCATTTTTGTTTTAATACTACACTTTAATGGTACTGTGTATTTTTCGGCAATATCAGTCGGCAATGTTAATGTAATGCGATTGTTGCTCTCAATTTCGGATTTTGTCCTATATTCAATATGTTCTAATAAATCCTTCTTTTCGCCGTATAAATATGCCAATGGTTTTTTTTCATATGACATAGCACAACATTTTTTGGGTTTCTCATCTATCGATGGCAATTCATTGTGTTTTAAATAATTTTCAGTTTCATTCGAAATATGCCTTTTACAGAAATTATGTCCTGACAACGCATTAAAACAACAAGGTGATGGTTCAATATCTTTTAATACTGTATATGTCCCATCACCGCAAAAAAATCCGTGAGTATATGGATATAACATTGTTTCAGTTCCATCAATAATGGGGTATTCTGATTTTATAATTTTATCTCCAGTAATCAATTCACTTGCTTGTTTCATTTCTATAGATTTTTTTGAATATCGGTTTTGTACATAAAATTTATGATAGGGTGTACAAGACAACATTAGTCCATCATCAGTATGTACATCAATTACATTCTGTTCAATACCAGTTTTACTTACTGTAACATCGCTCCACTCTTGTCCATTCCATACACATACATTCTGATTTTCCAATGTTTGAATCTCAATATGACCTTTATCTGTTAAAATCAATGTCTCTGGTGCCACACAAAGGTTACTCGATTTAATGGTGCCAAGATTTTGTTGATTTGATTTTCTATTTGCGGAATCCTTATAACACAAATAAGGTGTTCCTGTTTCCATTTGCGCATCGAGCACTTTAAACCATAATTCTCTCGCTTTCACGGTTTTTCTTCCTTTTCCAGATTTCTCATAATTCTCATATAATTCTTCGAATTTATCTCCCCAAACATCCGCCAATCCTGGACATTCATCTGGACACATTAATGTCCATTCTAAATCCGCCTTTACACGCTTCATAAATAAATCTGGAATCCATAAACTATAGAAAAGATCACGGGCTTTCATTTCCTCGTCTCCATGGTTTTTTCGCATTTCTAAGAACAACTCAATATCCGCGTGCCAAGGTTCCAAATAAACCGCAATACTACCATTACGTTTTCCACCGCCATTATGAACCAAACCAAATTCAGTCATATAATTATGAACTGTTGGCATTTGTAAATCGTGTACTTGTCCTCTCCACTCACTAGCACCTACACTTATACTTTGGATAGGAATTAAAATGAATCCAGATTCACGCAAAATATGGCAACTATCTTGAGGAAAATAACGCATATCACCCATACGCAAACATAAGAATTGGATATCAGGATTATACGCGGTTGTAGTTGAAAAATAAGCATCTAATAATGATTTTGTTTTCTCTTCGGAGAGATATAAATAACGCGAATCAATTCGTTTTTCATTACGACTATTGAAAAATGTTAGATCTGTTGATGACTTATCTATCGCAAGATAAGGTCGGCCATCCCAAGTCGTCTTAAATGAAAAATCGATTCCCGCCATAAAGTTTGACCACATTCGATTACCATTACTGTCCGCATATAATAATAAGTTTCCACTATCTGAAAAATAATATTGTGAGCAATCTGAAAATGGGATTTCCGCACGAGCAAAAAGCAAACCATAAAAAGTCGCCATATCGGTCGTAATCGTATCTAAATCGTTGGAATAATCAGGAATTTTATTTACAATGTAATCACCGACAGATAATTCATTAGCCGATGTCCAAGTAAATTCTCTCAATCCTAATTTCAAGTCATTCGCAATTGTATCGGTACTATCTGTTGTCGCACTATATATACAAATTGGATGTTCTCCGGTACATAAGAGTGAAGGACCCCCAACAACAGTATTCGGATAAATTTGGATTTTTGTGAGTAATTCATCGGCTTTATCATAATTCAGGATAGAACTAATTCTCTCTGTGGAACCTGTATTATTGAAAATATCCATATCGGGAGTTAAATCGAAAAATGAAACCGCACCATCTCTCGTGTAAATATTCGTCGTAGACGCAAAACATTGGTCTACATATTTCGCAGTATTATTAAACACTTTTAACATTGGCACAATTCCATTCGAGGTCCCATTGGTTCCGCGAATCTGACTATTTGACGCACGAATATTATGGATATGGAGACCAATACCTCCAGCCCATTTACTAATTAATGCGCAATCTTTTAATGTATTGAAAATGCCTTCAATGCTATCATCTTCCATTGCTATCAAATAACACGAACTGAGTTGTTGATGTCTTGTCCCAGCATTAAACAATGTCGGTGTCGCATGTGTGAAATACTTTTGACTCATTAAATCATAAGTTTCAAATGCCTTTTCCAAATTATCGCCGTGAATCGCGAGAGATACACGCATCCACATATGTTGAGGACGTTCTTTGACTACTCGATTGATACGCATTAAATAAGAACGTTCTAATGTTTTGAAACCGAAATAATCGATTAAATAATCTCTCTGATGTTGAATATAAGAATCGATTTTATCTTTGTATAATTCATTTTGAGAGACAGAAAACAGTTCATCTGAAATCAAAGGACAATGCTTCCCATGCTTATCGATATTATTATATAGTTCATACATTACATCCGAAAAACGTGATGAAGTATTCTTATGATGATTAGAAACAATTAGATGACTTGCAAGAGTTCCATAATCATAGTGAGTTGATGACATAGAAGCACATTGTTCAGACATCAATTCATCGATTTTCGTTGTTGAAATTTTATCATACAACTGGTCAATGATTTTGATTACGAGAGATGTATAATTGATTTTTATGTTTGCTTCTTTTCCTATTTTCTTAATCCTTGTCAGGATTTTATCGAAAGAAACAGTTTCAATGTTTCCATCACGTTTCGTAACATACATCTCATCAGTTGAATTACTCATCTTTATGTATTATGTATTATGTGTTAATATAATCTCTCTATACCCGTTAAATAAATAACACCAGCCCTATCCAAATGTTGCTTCAGTTGCGTATTCCATATACAAATACCCGTCTGTGTCTTTATTAAACTCATAAATATTATGCATTGATTCTGTTGTTGGGGGAATACTGCCATTCACAAATAAATAAAGGGCTTGTTCAGATGTTATCATTAATCGTCTCCTAATAATAAAAAGAAATTGTCCAACCGATAAATCCATTGGCACTAAATATTTTGTTTTATCAATATCAGGTGAAGATGTATTACTGATATGTCTCTCACATATAACCGGAATACGGTCAGGATATTTTGCGATAATACGTTCGGTTTCTGCTTTTCGCTGTTCAAAAGTAAAATCTGTTTTAAATTTCGATACGTGTTTTTTTGGCTGTTGGATAGTAGATTGAATCACTTTTGATACGGTTTTAAACATTTTATAGATTATAATATCTCTAATATTATAAACTAGAACTTTATTTTTACGTCTCTTCTATTCTAATATACAAAATATCTCTCGACAACTCAAATAAAATATAATGGTCGATTCAAAATAATACGTGGTGAAGATGCTATTCCTATACAATCTTCTATTTCAAATAATGACATCGTATTCCAATTCGAAAACAATACTCTCCAAAAAAACGTCGATGTCATACTTAATGTCCATCCTTTAACAACATTCTCTTTATGTTTGTGGATTGAATACTCATTACCATCACTATCTATCGCATATACGAAATAAGATTCATACTTTACATCTCTACAACCATAAGCATATACAATTTGATTTATATGTGTATAATTACTCTCAACCTCATTCAATGCGTCTAGACCTTGTGTTTCCATTTTCAATTATCGGTTGTTATATAGAGAGAAATTATATATGGTTTATATCTGTTTTTGAATTATACGTACGTAATGAATTTATTATCCAAAAAAGATTGTGATAATTTGATAAACCAAATAAATAATGATTTTTTATCTAAGTTTCCAGACCATATTTTACCCTCTAAAAAATATTCGAAACTATTATTTCACCCATTATCTCTACATAATACATATCAAATTCTTGATGCTAGTGAAACCGGTCCAATTGCTTTATCCAATGTTAAATCAGTTTTATCCACAAAACCCTATATATGTTGGCAAAAATACCATGAAGTCAAAGTTGATTTATTGGATTTATTAGAAAAAGAAGTCTCTCAACAACTTACAACATTCAATTCTAACTCTATCCAAAACACTATTCAAAATTCGACACAAATGGATAATAAAATTCAAATTATCACTGAAACACCACCAAAATCTCTCAATGACCTTTTAAAAATTATTGATGAAAACCCAATTGAACCTAACGCAACTTATAATATCGACCTGAAAACATTACACCTCATAAAACCGGAATTACTAGAATTAAACTCTTTTATTGGGTTATCCTCATTAAAAACCGCAATCGTTGAACAAATTCTTTATTATTTCCAACGTTTTGATGATGTTTCCGATTTTAAACATACTGTTATTTCTGGCTCTCCTGGAACCGGAAAAACTGAAATCGCCAAAATTATCGGTCGTATGTATTCCAAAATGGGTATCTTCAAAACATCTAAAAAAGACCAACCAGTATTTAAAAAAGTAACACGTCATGACTTAGTTGCTGGATACTTAGGACAAACCGCAATTAAAACAAATCGCGCGATTCAAGATTCTCTCGGTGGAGTTCTTTTTATTGATGAAGCATATTCTCTCGGATGTAACCGTAATTCTGGAGGCGCTATTGATGGCGACGGAGAGAATAGTTCAGATAGTTATTCGAAAGAATGTGCCGATACTTTATGCGAAGCACTCAGTAATCATAAAGACGATTTAATGGTGATTATTGCTGGCTATGAAAAAGAATTAACAAAACATTTTTTCACATTAAATCGAGGTCTCGAATCGCGTTTTAATTGGCGTTTTACAATTGAGGATTACTGCCCGAGAGAATTATATCAGATATTATTAAAAAAAATAGAAGATGCTGGATGGAAACTTTTAATCGGGGAAAAAGATTGTATTCAGTTTTTTGAAAAACATAAAGATGATTTTAAATTTAATGGGAGAGATGTTGAAGTGTTATTTTTTAAAGTAAAAATCGCCCATAGCAAACGTGTTTTTGGAAAAGCCATATCAAACTCGAAAGAATTGAATATGTCTGATCTTGAAAATGGATATCAAATCTATATTCAAAATAAGAAAAAAACAGAAGACGAAACTAAAAAATCAATACAGAATGCTATTCAGTTTATGTATTGTTAGGCACATAATGATTTATTTGGATTCCAATATTTTTTTACTGTCATTAATTAATGTTTTAATAGAATCTAATTTTGCATTTATTACACCTTGGTCATTCTTTAATTTAGACTTGTCTGTATTTTGAATTATTAAAAGAATCGCATTCATATTATCGGTTATTCCTTTGGTTACATTTTCCTTAAATGTTTTCAGTTTATTTTGTTGTTCTGTAGATGGTGTTGTGGAAGGTGTAGTAGGCGGGTTCATTACCGCGTTTCCTTCATATACATCCACATACGAAGACCCCATAAACATAGAGGAAACAATAATCAAGACTAATAATCCAATAATTACCCAAACTTCTTTATTCATTTGAAACTTTATAATATTACACTATAAAGTTTTCATTTATCACCGCATATACCATTATTTATACTTATGCTTTCTTTACTGTAAAACCGCCTTTCACATTATCTAAAGTACTTAATGCGTTATTTGATGTTGCCATTGTACCATTATCTCCACCATTAGTTACAGACTCATTGTTTTCTGTCTTTTTACGAATCATCGGAGCCGACAAGATTGGTTCTAAACTAGCCACTGGATTTGTCGCAACACTTTCGACAGGCATTTTCACAGGTTGTTCGATTTCATTATTATTACCAGTCACCACATTAATTACAGGAGCGAAATGGACAGGTTCTTTTCCTAATGTTGGTCCAGGATGTATCGCTCCTACCGCAGGCAATTCGGACACAATTGGTGTATTCATTTGAAACGCTGGATCTACTTTATGAATATCCGCCACATTGACAACACGAATAGCGGAATCCTCCGTTGGTAATCCTTCATAATCATTTGTTTTAATAGTTATCCATTTATTATCAATTCTCATAATTGTCCTATCAATTCTCATAATTGTCCATACACGATTCGTTTTAAAATCACCGCGGAACCAAACAGCATCTCCAATTGCGAATCCATCTTCTCTACGATGTTCTTCCATTTTTATTTGGGATGGTGTAAAAATACTTACTGCTCCACCTTCCATAGATGATTCAGGAGAGGCTGACCACGATGATACGGTTGAATCCGGACTTGGTGTTTCAGGGGGTGTTACTGGTTTAAATTGTGGTTGTTGAACAGGAGCCAGTCCGGAACTTTTCTCGATTTTCACAATATTCGACGCTTCTACCTCTACAGGAGTTGATAAATACTTTCCAGTGGACTCATCATATACTAATACATCTATTAATCCATCAGGATACATATGAATTATTTTTCCATATTTCTCCTCTTGTGTGTCTTCATCTGTAAACCATACATAATTTGATGGTTCTATTGATTTCCCGAGAGAATCCGTCGGAGAACCTATATCAATATCAGTGCCAATATCTTTTTTCTCTCGTGCTTCTATTTTTTCTTTTTCATCTAATGCTTTCCATTTGGCGTTTTTATCCGTTTTATCATTCTTATAATTATCAATTTCTTTATTGATACTTTTAATAATATCATCAATATTTGCGTTATTTATTCCTGACAAGAGAGATATATTATCAGAGAAACACATATTATCAAATTGATGAATATTCTCATCGGTGATTACACGCATTGTTATTCCCATTGCCATTAATTCCTGTAACAATAATTTAAACACATAGGGGACACGAATCACACTGAAACTACGACCGTGTTTTGTGACCTGTAAGATATTTGTTTGTGTCTTATCGAAAGAATCCACGAATTTCACTGGACCATCTGTCATAGGACTAATAAATAAATTACGGTCTGGATTATAGATTGCGATTCCTCCTGATTTATTACAAACAGCCATATAATATTTATCTCCACGATTTAACATTGAATCATCTAAGAAAGCAGTCGCTCCATGAGAGATTAAAACATCGCGTTCCATCTCTCCGATTCTTAATCCACCATCATTTGCACGACCCGCAACAGGTTGGCGTGTTAATTGAGTTCTTGGTCCTGTCGCACGGAAATTTATCTTATCTTTTACCATATGTTTCAAACGCATATAATAAGTGGGTCCAATGAATATTTGACTGTCGATTTGTTCTCCAGTCATTCCATTATATAATATTTCATTTCCACTTTGATGATATCCATGTTTTGTTAATATCTCTCCATAAGCACCAATTTTTTCTTTTCCTTGAACTTCAAATGCTGTACAATCTCCATATCCTCCCTGAATACAACTTACTTTTCCAACTATACATTCTACTAATTGTCCAATAGTCATACGAGTTGGGATAGCGTGTGGATTAATTATCATATCAGGTCGAATACCATCTTTTGTAAATGGCATATCTTTTTCAGGAATTACTTGACCAACAGTCCCTTTCTGTCCTGAACGAGAGGCCATTTTATCTCCATAGGATGGTATTCGTTGTTCTCGAATACGAACTTTCGCAATTCGACTACCTTCCGCACCATCCGTTATAAATGTCTTATCCACAATACCCAATTGACCCTTCTTCGTTGTTTTACTATCATCCACCATATATTCCTGTCCACCTGCCGAGAGAGCACAACCAATCACAATGGTTTTATCTGTCATCTCGGTTCCTTCTTTTACTAATCCGTGAGAGTCTAATTTACTATAATCGTGTCCATCTTTTAACTTTAATACTGGTTGAGAACTTGTTTCCATATTCACAAATTTCTTATAAGCATATTCACCATTTGGCATTTTTGTTCTCTCTTCGTGTGCTTCATATGTAGAGAAATAAGTGGTTCGGAATAATCCACGTTGAATCGCACCTTCATTAATTAAAATAGCATCTTCTACATTATATCCTGTATAACACATAATTGCTACTATCGCATTCTCTCCATAAGGATTCTCTTCGTGATTAATATGTTCCAAATATCTGGATTTCACGAGAGGCACTTGTCCTTGATTCAATAACACTGCGGTCTTATCCATACGCATATTAAAATTTGTGTGATACATTGAAACCGCTTGTTTGCTCTGACCACAAGAGAAAGAATTACGAGTCGCCGGATTATGATGAGGATAGATTACCAAATTACACATCATACCAAACACTGTCGAATCGTGAATTTCCTTATGTGTCGCGCGTTTATATTTATCAGTTTGTATTTGTTTCGATAACAAGATGAGAGATGTTTCTTCTTCATTTGGATCAATATACTCAAGAATTGCGCGTTTCTCAATAAAACGTTTTAATTTCAACGGATTTAATTCGGTATCAATATTCTTATACATTTCGTTTAATTCATAAATTGCGGTGTCATTTATTTGTCCGCGGAATTCGTCTTTTTTCATATTGAAACCACCTACTAATTCACTCCAATAGAAATTATTTTCACGTAATAATGTTTCTATTTGTTCTCCCTCATATGACCATTTTTTTGTAAGTTCATCATAGAAAAAGAGAGGACGCATTAAACGACCACCATCGGTAAAAATAGAAATCGCATTTAATTTCATATCAAACCCAACACTAATTGTAAAAGGAATTAATGAATTTCGACGGAATATTTTTATTTTTTCAATTGTTTCAAAAGGTTCAACCACACTTCCAGCCCAATATCCATTTACTAATATTTTTGTCATTGTCGAGAGATTTAATGGACCACATTCATCAACACGTTTCATACTGACTTTTTCTCTCAACCATTTTATCATAGGTTCTCTCGACAAATCACGAGAGACGTGGGTTAATATAGAAAGACTCTTATGTAATCCAATATTTCCTCCATCTGGTGTATCAATAGGATCGATTAATCCCCATTGAGTCGCATTTAATAAACGCGGACCAACCACCTTAGAACCGTCACCCATCGATAGATTTGTTTTTCTTAGATGACTTAACGCACTGTTGAATGAGAGACGGTTTAAATCTTGGACAACACCGATTCTTTTTGTGTGAGCCGTTGCTCCCCAATTTCCTTTAAATGCCTTGCGAAAACCATCTTCCACGATTTTCGTTTCTTTAAAAATAGTTCGATAATTCTCCATAATTAATGTCGCCAAATCCTCATATTGGGCTTGATTGAAATATAACCTCTTCTCAAAACTAACAAATATTGTCTGGGTTTGCATCTTCCAATATTCGCGAAATAATTGATATAATAAATCTCCCACCAATTCAATGCGTTTATAACGGAAACTATCACGGTCCACTGGAGTATCTATCCCCTTATATACATAAATTAATCGTTGAACCATATATCCCAAGAAATACGCTTTTTCAATATAATTCATCTCTCCAATATGTGGCAAAAAATAATCTGTTAATATCGAGAGAACATTATTGATTGTTTTCGTTTTTGTTAATTCCGCTATGTATTGTAATGCTTGTTCTTGTGTCATTATTGCGCCAGCATCATAAATCGATGGAATGAATTCATCTAATAAGTCCTGATTTTTTTCAATATCAAGGAAACACATTGTTATAATATCCTTGTCAGAGATGACACCGAGAGCACGGAAAACAATAAAAAGAGGGACTGGCTTACGAACATTTGGAATATCAACAACAATATTCATATTTGTATAAGAAGGGGTGGGACCAACAATACCGACACGCAATGTACGAATTGGTTTTGATATATTTTCAGATACACTTTTAATTTCAGAGAGATAAAGATAAGGCTCTCCATTAGATTTCTCTACACGCAACATATTATCTCCGAATTTCTCTTGTGGAACCACTGTTTTTTCTTTTCCATCAATAATAAAATATCCACCAATATCATTTTTACATTCACCAAAATTATAACGAATCTCTCTTGGCAACCCACCTAATATACAAAAATCGGATTGAACCATCACTGGAAAACGACCCAAATAGATTTTTTCTAGTTTGAATTCACGTGTCTGAACATTATTTTTCACTGTTTTTTCCATTTCTTCTCTCACTTTCGCAATTTCTGCCGGAGAGAGTTTTTGGGCTTGTTTTATTTTTATTTTTCTTTCTTTTGCACCTCCTTGAATTCCCTCTCCATATTCTCTTATCTTTTCTCCTACAGTAGAATCATCGACTCCCATCATTGTTCTATGATAATTATCCCCACCGTCGATTTCTATTTGTCTCTCTTTATTAAAAAGTGCGTTCATGTCTCCACCTTTATAGGAAGTGAATTCGTGTCTTTGAACCGGGTCCACAATATTACTTTCATTATTCTCTCCACCCTCTAGGACACGAGGTAATTCACCGACACCAAGTGTATCTTGTATAATAACTTCTACATCATAGTGGATAGCCATTGAATAACTCATATTACGAAGTCGGGCTTCATTTGGAAACATATAATGAGAATGCTTATCGTCATAAATAACAGGTTTCGCAAAATAGACTAAGTCTCCATTTTTACCACCTAGATAAAGATAACATTTCGACATATATTCGCCGGTTGCATCGTCGCGTTTCGACATAATCGTAATGGGATTCATCTCTTTAAAAATACGGAAAACATCTTGCTTGTAGAAATCATTAAATGAATCTAAATGATGACGAACTAAAGCATTTGGATTATCTTCGAAATACTTGTCGATTATATTCCAAGCGATTTGATTAACCTCAGTTTCCATTAATACTTTTACTTTAGAAAATATTTCTATTTTTTATTTCTCTCTTTTTCTGTTTTTCTCTCTTTCTCTTTTCTTTTTCTCTCTTTCTCTTTTCTTTTTCTCTCTTTCTCTCTTTCTCTTTTCTTTTTCTCTTTTCTCTTTTCTTTTTCTCTCTTTTTCTTTTTTCAACTTAAATAATAAATAATAAATAACATTATAATTATTATGGAGTTTTTCACTAATAAATCAAATAATGAACCATTCACATACGAAAAAGTAATAATATCAGTAAGACAACGTAATTCTCGACAAAATATTACTTATATCGAAGGTTTATCAGATGACTTAGACTTACATAGAATCGCAAAACATATTGGAAGAGAATTCCATTGCAACACAAGTGTAATCAAAAACAAAGAAACTGATGAAGAAATTATACGTGTATCTGGAAATCAGCGACAGCAATGTTATGAATTCTTAGTCAAAATGGATATATGTAATCCTGAAAATATTATTATCAAAGGGGCATAAAAATTGATTCATTTGTTTGTAATCAGGACAGAACACTATAACCGACAATAAATATGCGAGTTCTTATCTTTGACACCGAAACTACTGGACTGCCTCCCAAATCTGGAATCACCGACCAACAACTTCTTACTTTCTCTCAAGTTCATTGTTGGAATGAAGTTATTCATTCTTGGCCTTATATTTTACAATTATCATATATAGTATTTGATACAGAATCAAATACTATCGAAAAAACAGTGAATCAATATGTTGATATTCGTCGAGATATTCACATAAGCAAACAATCAATTGCTGTCCATAAAATTACTTATGATTCTATCCAAAATAGTGAAAATAAAACAAATATTTCTACATTACTATCCGATTTTATGATTGATGTTTATTCTGTGGAATTGTGTATTGGACATAATGTGAATTTCGATCGTAAGATGATTATCGCTGAATTAATCAGAAATAATTTACCTTGGACAGATATTCTAACTTTTATGGATAAAAATCGATTTTATTGTACTATGGATAAAACAAAAGAAAAGTGTAATTTACGAATGGAAGTTAGTTATACAAATCGTTCTGGAAAACTTCTCACAATGAATAAAATCAAAATGCCGAAATTATCTGAATCCCATAAACATTTCTTTGGTTATGCTCCCGATGAAAAAATGCTACACGATGCTTTTATGGATGTTGTTATTTGTTTAAGAGTCTTTATGATAAATGAATATAATAAAGACATTTATGAGGGGGGTTTAGATGCGCACCAATTGGTGCGCATCTTATGGTCCCCCTTACACCCATTACTACCATTATCGTCATTGACACCCTTCGAGAGCACATTCGGCACACAGTCGGAATTCGGCACCGCACTAGTTGTTCCTAATTACCTACCACCTATTGAATCATTTACACCTTCTATCGAATCATCTTAATATTTAACCATACTCTAATAAACTCTAAAGAAATACAGGAAAAACAATGAAAAAACAAAGAAAAACAATGAAAAAACAAGGAAACAAGAAAAAAAATAAAATAAGTACCTCTAATTAATTGAAATGCGACATACTGGGCAAGTATTATGGTTTCTTAACCAAGGAACCAACGCGTTTTTTTTAAATCTATGACCACAACCACGAATTTCCATTATTTCATCTCCCTCACAAAATTCTGTTCTTGTTATTGGACATATATTGTCATCATCATTTTCAGATTCTGAATCAGTTGATTGTCTATATCGAGTCGTTCTTGTATAACGCTGGATATATTCATCATTATTTCTTATTTGGGGTAGTCTTGATACTCCATTTGTCAGTGTTGTTGAACCAACAGAATCTGTAAAAATTATATCAATCGGTATATTTGAACCGAACAAAGATTGTATTTGAGATTCTAATGAATTTGATACACGCAACATATCATTTAATGTAAATGATTCATTGTTACTTGTCGCATTTGTTTCAGGAGTATTTGTATATAAAATATTTCCGGAAATATCTCTCGATTGTTGTTGTATATTATTTCCAGATATATCCATCGTTTGTAATTCTGTCAAGGATTGTTGCGGAGGTCGAATTAATTGTGCTAAGTTTGTAATAGTGGTTAAATAATCACGATGGTTTTCATTTAATTGATCAATTAAATTAATAATCGATGTGTTATCATACTCTGTTGGATTCCGAGAGGGTTGTGATAATATCGATGAAAATAATGACCTGTATAAATTCGATGTGTTTGAATTGCGCATTTAAAAAACTTATGTATTCTATATAAATGTATATATTTATGTAAAATAAAATCAACCTTTTAAATTATTATTGTAAAATGATGCCACGTCCTATTTATAATATGGGAAACACATGTTATCTAAACTCTTGTCTACAAATCTTATTCGCTATTCCAGATATTCATACTATTATAAATTTACCAAGAACTCAAAAACTTTTATTAGAACTCAAAGAAACTGATAATAATCATTGTGATAAATTATTAACAATTGAATGGTGTAATATGTGTAAACACGTTGTCGATACTGAAATAGGAACTCCTATTGCACCTTATCAGTTCTTAAAAACAGCATTCAAATTAGCAAATCAAAAACATATGGAATCTTTTATTCCTTGTTCTCAAAACGACGCGGGAGAATTTCTTCAACTCTTTATTAATTCTCTCCACGATACTTTGAAACGCCCTGTCCATATGAATATTCGTGGAACTGAGAAAACCAATAAAGACAAAGTTGCTGTGAAATGTTATTTATTTTTGAAATCGATATATGATAAAGAATATTCGGAAATCTATGAAACATTTTATGGATTACAATATACAGAAATTGTTCGTGTATCGGATTCAAAAATACTAAGTATCCGTCCGGAACATTATTTTACTATTAATGTTGATATACCCACTGATTCATCACAACGTTATACTCTTCAACAGTTAGTAAAATACGGATTGAGAGATGAATTAATGGAAGGTGAGAATGCGTTTTTTAACGATGAAACTGGACAGAAAGAAAATGTAATTAAACGCACGCGATTCTGGAACTATCCTCCAGTTTTAGTTTTTTGTTTAAAACGATTCTCTTATGAAAAAGGATACCCTGAAAAAATACAATCCATGGTTGATTTTCCCGTTATTGAATCTCTCGATATATCTCAATATCTAAGTGGATATGGCTCTTTTCCTTCCCAATATAAATTATTTGGAATCTGTAATCATTTGGGAAACGCTGATGGTGGACACTATAATTCATTTGTTTATACGGGAGACCAATGGTTCTATTGTGACGACACGACGATTGAAATGGTACCTACCGACAAAGTTCCCACAATCGCCACTATGTATGCTTATTTACTTTTTTATCGACGCTTATAAATATTCAGTATCTCAAACACTTGTACCCAAATAATTGATGGTTGATATTTCCTCTGCTGTCAAAGGTTGTTTATAAAAAACCACTTTGCGTATTCCACCACCAACACCATTTTCATCACCTATAGTAACACTATCGCCAATTGCCATATTTTCATCGGCGATTTCTCTCGGCATAAGACTTCTTGTTAATGAACCATTCACAAATAAGTCGACTGACCCTTTTTGATAATTAATAGCAATATGATTCCATCGGTTCGGTAATAATTTAAAATCTTCTTCTGTTCCACCCGATTTAATATAAAATGTGTCGGTTTTTCCGTCATATGTTATAACCGGATGAAGTCCAAACGCAAATATTTCTTTTCTTGTTTGATATTCTTTTCCTGTTGGATTCGGATATGGATATACCCAAAATGAAACCGCATAAGTGGTTTGTAATAAATTCCTCGATGATTTTATAATGTCTTTTCCTGAGGTAGGGTCGCCAAATAATTCTACATAATTAGAAATCGAGACTTTATTCGCCAGCACAGTCGCATCTTCCATAACTGTTTTTCCATCTCTCTCCAATACTTTTTTATACAATCGAGGAACATAAAAATATGCCAAAATCAACAATAATTCAATTATAAATAACATATAAATTGATATTGGTGTTCCGGTGATTTCTTTTGATATCCAACTCAGGAAATCGCGAATCATACAAGGTAAATAAAACAATAAACCAACAATAAAACCAGTAAATCCGCTCGAATCATACATCTTTTCCAAAAACATTGTATATGCGATTGCCATTCCTATTAGAACAATAAAAACCAATAAAAACGATAGGAAATATCCAGTTGTTGATATCATTGATGCCGTTATTCCATAATTTGACATTAACAAATAAAATCCCATTAATCCTGCCACAATTCCTATCACAATATAATAGGATTTATTCGTTTGAGCATCATTATTTTCCATCAACATATAATTTCCCAAAAACGCCATTGGAATTATCAAAATACCCAAGAAAAACATTTTTGATTTGTAAAAAATGTCCTGATGTTTCATCGCATAATTCATTGCGATAAACAAATAAATTAATGTAAAAAACATTATCCCTTGTTTTCCTGAGAAACACTGTAAATATTGCAAAGCAGTATTCCATATTTTTTGTGATGTTGTATTCGGTGTTTGATATACTGATTGTGGTCGATTTACATAACTATAAACAATTAACAATACGAATAAAATAGCAAATACTACAGCAATCATCACTTGTTGATCTTCTTTTTTTTGTTGGTCGACTTTTACGGTTGATGTCATTGCTTGAATTATATATTTAGTATTATATAATTCGAGAGATAAATGACTGATACCCCAATTTGTAATGTTGAAAACGCAAGAAAAATGTCTCTACTTTTCAATATACCTAAAACACGATATAATAATCTAGATACATCGCCATATACAAACGGTGGTTTTACAAAATATGAATTAGATATGAGAAGAAAATCAGAAATATTAAAATATAATCGCAACAATGGAACACTCACGAAAAAACAAAATTGGCGTCAAATTGTAACTGGAACTGGACCATCATCACGACAATTTTCTCAAACACAAGTTCAACAAGGAAATATCGACTTAGCAGGATGCGATAATCTAGATAATTTACCATCTCTATCCAGAAATGCTGGTATTCCCGGTCCAAATTTTCTTATTTATCTGGATAAAAACGTCCCATTATATAATCTTACAAATTCTATTACCAACGCTTATGGAGTTGAAAACAAGATTCCTACAGAAGAATATACAATTGTTTCAAATTATGACCAGATATCTATTGACTTAAATGGAAACAATATTCATAATAATTTATTCGAATTATACATACAACCATCAATTAACTCGATTTATAAAATATTTTCAGTAAGTATACCTATTGTTATTGCTATAACCGGAATTGTAAATACTGGTACTTCAGTGCCACCTAAATTTTCTATTGGCGCTTTTGAAACAAATCGGTTTAAACTTAATGTATTATTTGGTGGAAACTTAACAACCGCATATTCAGATAAACCAATATATAGTTTTGAAACAGGTTCTGTAAACGCAAATGGAATTGTTATAAAACCTATAAACACAGGTGGAACTGTATTTAGCGCACTTTTATTTTTAGGTAATTTGAAAGTATCGAATATTTGGTTACCAACAGCAGTGAATTTTTCCTATGAATTTCAATTAAATTATTCATTTACAGGAATAAATATATCACAAACCTCAATTGATAGTTATAATGTTCAGATTATTGGAAATAATTTTTCGATAATATCAGATACAATAAATCCTAAAAAAATATTAACCAATTGTTCTGTGTTTTTAAGTAATGAAACGACTGTATGGACACCAAGTACATTGCCGAATAAGGTTTCATTTGTAGAGACATCTTTATAAATTATACCTTACTGACTTTCTATAAAATATAATGGTTTTGTATATATAATGAATATCGTAGCAATTATTTTAGGAGTTGTCCTAATTGTTATTTTGTATTATCTTTATGTGTACTTTTTCAAGTCTAATGTGTTGGCATCAAGACTTGATTTAGCCACACAACAATCAGCAATTACTTCAGATAATATCTCAAAACCCGATTCAACGAGATATGCTTATGAATGTTGGCTTTTTGTATATAGCCCTAGCCCTGGAACTGGTAGTACAACACCATATATTTTCAGCAGAACCGGTTCTTCCAATAAAAACATTGGATTGAAACTTAATTTGGCAAATGCTACTTTGAGTCTTGAATATGAGCACAACGGCACTACCACTGGTAGTGTCGAAAAAGTAGAACAAACAATCACTACTAATTTCCCATATCAATCTTGGACACATATTATTGTTTCTGTGGATAATCAGTATATTGATACTTATATTAATGGAAAATTAGCATCATCTATTAAAGATAGTGTTAAGCCACCTTCATCGTCGTCTTCTATTGAGTTCGGTACTCTAAACGCATATCTTGCTGGTTTTAACAGATATACTGACCCTATTGATCCTCAAACTGCTTGGAGCAAATATAGTGCTGGAACTGGTTCAAATCCATTGTCCAAATATTTAGGTACTTATGGAATGGATATATCATTAAAACAAGATGCCAAGGAATTTTCTAAGATATCTTTTTAATAACATAGCATATCTGAGAGATAAATAGGTGAATGATACGAAAAATATAATTTGTATAATATAATTATATTTTAAATGGCACAACCACAACAATCTATCGGTGAAAAAATTCAAAATAGTTTACCAAATCCTACACAATTAGCATCAAATGTCGGAGCCACATTATCTGGTGTTAAAGAATCTGTTACTAATAGTTTAAACGAATTTTCATCTGCCAAAGTATTGAATGCCGGTAACGATTTCGCACAATCAAATTCTATTGTTGCCAAATTCGCATTCCTTATTTTAGTAGTTATCGGGTTTATGTTATTATATCGTATTGGTGTTATCATATTGAGCATATTTTTATCTCCCAGTGATAATCCTTATTTAATTAAAGGTATGATTGATGGCGGAGACACAGGAGAGATTCCTCAAGACCCACGTTCCAAAACTTATGGCTATGTCCAACCATCGGTAGATGGACAAACAGGAGCAGAATTTACTTATAGTGTTTGGATTTCATTAAAAGATGTTGCTGGACAAACGAGCTCCGGTGGCGGTAGCGTCGATAATTACAAACGCATTTTCAATAAGGGAACCGTGACAACGGATTCGAATAAAATCGCCCCCGTAAATAATGCTCCTGGATTATATGTGAAACAAGATGCTTCTGGAACTGGAAACGTTCTTAATATTCGTATGGATACAACAAACGCAGATGGTTCTAAAGCAAGTACTGATGTTCTCATAAATCAAATTCCATTCAATAAATGGGTACACGTTGCTATCCGTCTTCAAAATAAATTATTAGATGTTTATATTAATGGTGAAATGACAAAACGTGTTGAATTACCATCAATGGCAAAACAAAATGGTGGAAGTGTTTATTATGGAGGATTCACCGGTAAATTATCAAATTTAAGATATTATAGTTATGCACTTAACGTTATGGAACTAAAACGTATTGTTTGGTATGGACCCGATGAATCCGCATCGGCAAATATTACAAAACCATCCACAGTTGGTATGAGTAGAGATTGGTATAGCACTACGAATCGTTAAATGAAAATACAAATTATGAATTATTTTCAAATTTACTTTTACATATGTCTTCAATATATGTAAGATATTGAGATTTATCATATTTTTTATGGATTAAATTCGGATGTTCAATTATTGTAAAGGATTCTAAATCTGATAATAATAACATTTTACACGAAACAGAAGGATTAATTGTTTTTATTAGAGAGAAAAAATCTTCTATTTCTTGCTTTTGGATAGTATGTAAAACATCATCTCGGACAAAAAGAATTTCATCGTTACTTAAAATATTATCTATAAGACGTTGTCGTCTTCTTAAAACTATACTCTCATAATCCTTGTCGATATAATGAGAGGTTTTAATGTTTGTACCTTCGAAAAAATCATTACCATCAATACGAATAATGTTTATTTTTTCATTATTAATGATTTTACGTATGATAAAGTTAATTTCACTTAAAGTATCTGTCCAAGTCCATTCGAACAATGATGTTTCTTGTTTTAAACTGAGACTTATAAAATCAAATGAAATACGACAACATCTACCTATTAAAATTATTTTTATCATTTTATAAATTATGCGATAAGAATATAATAAAATAAATAGCGCAAGTACTGTCTCAAATATATGTAGTGTTGTATTTTTTCTGTCCAATAATAATATAATAAGGAGAGTTCATAGAAAAAATAGAATAATCAGATGTCATAGAGGAAAAATACAATAAGGAGGAGTCATAGGGAAAAGATATAACAAAGAGAGGTAAGTAGAGAAGAGGTCATAAGGACATTTCGACACATAATACCTAGGTTACCCCTAAAAATTGAACTATTTTTAGATATAATAAAAGTAAATAATAAAAGTAAATAATGAAAATGAGAATTAAAGTGAAATCCCAGAAGAAGACCAACACGTCAATCGACTCTCAGAACACGACTTCCAAATCACAAACGCCGAATAAACATATCGAATCTTTTGAATGCCCAAATTGTTGCGAAACGTATAAAATAGGTACAAAAAATAAGAAAATACGATGCGGAAACTGCGAATATGAGACTTGTAATCATTGTCAAAAAAGATATGCGAAATCGGAATGTATGTCTTGTCACAGTGATTTTACAAAGAATCAAATCGAAACCTTATTAGGAAAACAGTATGTTCAAGACGTAATTATTCGACAACAAATCGACGATATGATAATCGATGAAAAGAAATTAATTCCGGCAACGGAAGAATTAATCGATTATTATAAAGAAGTCGAACGTCGTAAGAAATTATTTCGAAAAGGACAACAAGCATTTGAAGAATTACCTCCAAAACCAATGATAGTGTCAAGAACGATTATAACACCTTGCTCTATTACAGATTGTAAAGGATATTTGCGAACAAACATATCAACAAATGTATATGAATGTATGTTATGTGCAAAACAACATTGTCCAAATTGTTTGGTTTCAGTTGTTAATACGGAAACCCATGAATGTGATAAGGATACATTGGAGACAATAAAACAATTAGATATCGACACAAAACCTTGCCCAAAATGTTATACAAGAATATATAAAACAGAAGGATGTGACCATATGCGATGTACATCGTGTGGCTCACATTTCTCTTGGGTTACTGGAGTAATGTTAAATACAAGTACTAATCATCATTATGATAATAATATTCGTAATCAAGGTACAAATAATAATGGAATATGTATTCATGATTATAAAGTGCCTGCTATTCCACAGGATGTATTAAGTCCAAAATTAACAGAAGAATTAATATTTGATTTATACACATATCCAAATAAAATACGAATTTATTATAATACGGATTGTAATTACGAAACAATTATAAATAAAAAAATGGAATCTAACAACGATTTGAGAATTCGGTATATGAAAAATGAAATTACTGAGAAATATTGGGGACAACGATTATATAAAAATAATAAAACGATGAAAATGCGAATCGCTCATCACGATATAATCGAAATGTATTTGAGCGGAATTGATTCATTACAATCAAAATATTATAATATGGAATCGGGAGACCCGAATGAAATTCATAGAGAAGTTGTCGAACTGATAAGACAATGTAACTGTTGTTTTGAATCTGTGAATGATGAATATTATTGTGAGACTAGTGAAACACGCTTTCAATTAGCAATGCCAGAAAATGCGAAAGAAGGTGATGTGTTATTAGAAAAGAAAGTAATTCAGAAAACGAAAAAGACGAAAAAAACAAATAATAAATACGATGAAATATGGAATGAAGAACAAATTAAACCAGTAGAATTATTTGATTATCAAGAAGAACATTATAATAGAATAAAATATATATTAGAAAAATATAAGGTAGGTTTTGATTTGTCAGAATTAGGTGCGGGAAAGACATATATAACCTGTAAATATTTACAAGAACATAAGTATGAAAACAATTATGTTGTATGTCCGGCAGCATTAAAACTGAAATGGCAAAGTGTTGCTAATGAATATGGAATCCGATTAACGGTCTTAACATATAATGAAGTTGCCAGTGTAAGAATGAAACAACCTAATCACGGATTATTGATAAGAGATGATTTTATGGAAACACAAGTTGTACATACATCTTGGACAAACAATGATGATACAAGAGAAATTCAAAAAGTTAAATTTTATGCGACAGAAAAACTCATAGAATTGGCAAAGAAACCAAAAGGAATATTTGTCGCATTTGATGAAATACAAAATATAAAGAATGAGAATTCAAACGTAACACATGCTTGTCGAGAGATAATGAATGAAATTTATAATAATGCGGAAAACCCAATATTATGTATATCGGGAACACCAGTGGATAAACAACAACAATTCATAACAATATTCCGAAATATTGGAATTCAACGGGATAATGCGTTATATAGAATGAATTTAAGTAATTGGCAAAATGAACCGACTGGAATATTAGAGATAGTCGATTATTGTGAGAAAATCGCAAGAATGGAAAACAATGCGAATGCGATAGAATATATGATGTCGGTTCGGGCAAATATGCCGAGGAATAAAGTGACAGCAACCGGTGTATTGTATAGAATATTTTTAGAAGTAATCCGGCCGATTTTAACAAGTATAATGACAATTCCTGCACAACCGATGGCACGAATAGTATCACAAAATATATTTTATGATTTGGAGGGAGAAGATTTGGATATCGCAGAAAAGGCAATAAAAAAGATGTTGGAAATTGTGGATAATTCAAATGGAATCTTTGGAGAAGCGAGAATACAATTGTTTAAATCGATGATATTATTAGAAAGTGCGAAAATAAATACGATGATTCAAGAAGCAGAATATATATTAACGAGCGACCCGAATAAAAAAGTAGTAATAGCAGTGTCATATTCGGAAAGTGTACGGGAATTAATGGAAAAAATGGCGGGTTGGAATCCATTATGTGTGAATGGAGAAATAAATGGAAAAACAAAACAAGAAAGAATCGAAAAATTTCAAGAAGCGAATATAGAAAGGCGATTGTTAATAGGAAATATAAATGTAATTTCAACAGGTATTGATTTGGATGATAAAGATGGGCGATATGCGAGAGAAGTGTTAGTAAGTCCAACATTTAGTGAGATAACAATGCATCAATTAAAATATAGATTTCGAAGGAGTGTGAGAACGAAGAGTGAAACGTTAATAAAAAATATATATACAACGGTGGGAATGCCGATGTCACTGTCAATGTCTAATATAAATACAGAAAGATATGTGGAAATGGAAGTAGTAAAATCGCGAGAAAATATAGAC